AGACCTTGCCCGTGAAATGGGTCGCACAGAGGAAAATCAATGAGAGACGTTCTCCTACATATCTCCAAGCGATTGAAAGAAGAACAGGAAGTTATTAAAGAAGATTTGGTTGCAGGTAAGGCCAAAGACCACGCGGCGTATCAACATGCCTGTGGGGTAGTACGTGGGTTATTAATCGCAAATAACATGCTTGCCGAAATGGCAGAAAGGCTTGATCACGATGAGTGAACTTTTAATCGGTTCTACAAGCGATCCGAACGAGACAACAGTGCTTCCAGAAACTGCAGAAGAAAAAGCAAGGCAGCTTCCAGACCCGTCTGGCTATCGGATTCTCTGCGCAATCCCTGAAATTGAAAATAAATTTGACAGTGGTTTAGTCAAAGCTGAAGTTACCGTACACAACGAAGAACTTCTCACAACGGTTCTTTTTGTGGCAAAGATGGGCCCTGATTGTTACAAAGACAAAGAGCGGTTTCCGTCTGGCCCGTGGTGTAAGGTCGGGGACTTTATTTTGGTTAGACCCCACGCTGGCTCGCGCCTGAAGATTCACGGACGTGAATTCCGCATTATCAACGATGACTCTGTCGAGGGGGTAGTTCAAGATCCTCGCGGCATTAGTCGCGCATAAGGAGTAGGAAAATGGCTGAAAAAGATATAGTTGATGAAATCGAGCTGGAGGTTGTAGACGATACACCACCAGAGGACCGAGGCCGTGAGCCCATGCCAAAAGAGCTTGTAAAAGAGCTTGAAGAGGATGAGCTTGAAGATTACTCCGAGAAAGTAAAAAGCCGACTCAAGCAGATGAAAAAGGTTTGGCACGATGAAAGGCGAGAAAAAGAAGCCGCGCTTCGTGAACAACAGACTGCGATTGAGATGGCGCGGAAGGTTGCTGAAGAAAATCGTGCGCTAAAAGCGCGGTTAACTGATGGTGAAAAATCCCTAGTTTTGACGGCTACAAGCGCTGCAGAACTAGAAATGGAAATGGCTAAACGGGCCTACAAAGAGGCTTATGACTCTGGAGATTCTGATCGACTTGTAGAGGCCCAGGAAAAACTGAATAACGCTGGATACAGACTTCAGCGGCTAAAAGGTTATAGACCCCCTGTACAAGAAGAGAAAAATGAGGTAAATATCCCTCAAGCGCAACCTCAAGAGGTTCGTCTTGATCCAAAAACGGACAGCTGGCGTCGCCAGAATACATGGTTTGGGTCGGATGAAGAGATGACAGCATCTGCTCTTGGGCTGCACCAAAAGTTAGAAAAACAGTATGGCAAAGATTTTGTCAATACTGACAAATATTGGAATACAATTGATAGCACAATGCGTAAGCGTTTCCCTGAACACGATTGGGGAGACGAAGAAGAAACAGTTGATGTGGATACAAGACCCGCTCAGCGTACAGAAAGATCAGCCACTGTTGTGGCTCCGGTGTCACGAAGCACATCCGCCAAAAAGGTGCGCTTAAGTCAGACGCAACTGAACGTAATCAAGAAAATGGGGATTACTCCCGAGCAGTATGCGAAAGAAATGATGAAACTGGAGAAACAAAATGGCTGAAAATAGAATTGCACGTGAACTTGAATCGCGCTCCACGAAAGAGCGTCCTAAGCAGTGGCAGCGTCCCGAAACGCTACCTCAGCCCGATAAACAGCCCGGATATGCGTATCGTTGGATTCGCGTCTCGATGATGAACCAGGCTGATGCCCGCAACATCTCGGCCAAATTCCGGGAGGGTTGGGAGCCAGTGCGTATTGAGGAACAGCCACAGTTTAAGCTGTTGGTAGATCCAGACAGCCGATTCAAAGACAATGTAGAAGTTTCTGGGTTGTTGTTATGCAAGATGCCTGAGGAATTTGTTGAGCAGCGTACTGATTATTACGCCAAGATCGCAAAGGCCAATATGGAGGCTGTAGACAACAATTTTATGAGAGAGAGCGATCCTCGGATGCCGTTATTTAAAGAGGGCAAAACCAAGGTGTCGTTCGGTAAAGGAATTTAAACTTTTTCTGAAAGAGGCTAAAAATGGCTTATCCTACCGTTCAAGCCCCCTATGGGCTAATCCCGATCAACTTGATCGGCGGTCAGGTATTTGCTGGCGCCACTCGTCAGATTCCTATTGCTTCCGGCTACACGCCTTCCATTTTTTATGGTGACGTTGTTAAGCTTGCTTCGACTGGAACCCTGAACATTGACACCGGCACTTCCACCGCTACTCCTGTTGGTGTGTTTCTTGGCTGTTCTTACACAGACCCTACATTTGGTAAGGTCTTCCGTCAGTATTTCCCCACTGGCACTGTTGCTTCTGACATCGTGGCTTATGTCCAAGATGATCCTGATGCGCTGTATAAAGTGGCGGCTGTTTCTGCAACAACTGTGATCGCGGCTCCTGGTCGTACGTTCGTTGGTAACAATGCTGAGCTGGTTCAAAATACTGGTAGCACCACTACGGGTAACTCTGGTGTGGCTATTACTGGTTTTGACACCACGGCTACGTTGCCTATTCGTGTTATCGATGTTGTACCCGATACCTCGATTACGACTACCCAAACTGCAACCACTACTAATAGCAGCACTTCAGTCACGTTGTCTGCGGCTAACGCCAATATTCTGAAGTACATGGCTATTTCTGGTACCGGTATCGCTGCTGGCACCACTGTCAGCGCTATCTCTGGAACTACACTAACTCTGTCTACCGCTGCAACTGCTTCTGGCACTGTGACGCTGACTTTTGTTGGTTATCCTGAGATGGTCGTTAAGTGGAACGCACCTAGCGCTACTGGTCAGGCTGGTGGTCATCAGTATCTCAACGCCACTGGTGTATAAGGAGCTAGATCATGGCTATTTCACGCGCACAACTACTTAAAGAACTCCTTCCTGGCCTGAACGCTCTGTTTGGTCTTGAATATGCTACTTATGGTGAGGAGCATAAAGAGATCTACGAAACGGAAACTTCTGAGCGTTCGTTTGAAGAGGAAACCAAACTGTCTGGCTTCTCCGCCGCTCCGGTGAAGAACGAGGGCAGCGCAATTGCCTACGATAACGCACAGGAAGTCTTCACGGCTCGCTATACCCACGAGACCATTGCTCTTGGCTTCTCGCTAACTGAAGAGGCAATTGAGGACAACCTCTACGACTCTCTGGCCACGCGTTACACCAAGGCTCTGGCCCGTGCTATGGCATACACCAAGCAGACCAAGGCTGCTGCTGTTCTGAACAACGGCTTTAACTCCGCTTTCGCTGGCGGTGATGGCGTCTCTCTGTTCAATACGGCTCATCCCCTGGTTTCTGGTGGAACCAACAGCAACACGCCCGCAACCGCCGCTGACCTGAATGAGACTTCTCTTGAAGCCGCTGTTATTCAGATCGCTGCATGGACGGACGAGCGTGGTCTGCTGATTGCTTCCAAGCCTGTGAAGCTGATTATCCCTCCCGCACTGCAGTTCGTTGCAACACGTATCCTGGAGACTGAACTCCGTACGGCTACTGCTGATAACGACATCAACGCTCTGCGGAACAACCGTTCGATTCCTGGCGGATATTCTGTCAATCACTATCTGACGGATACCGATGCATGGTTCCTGACCACTGACGTGCCCAATGGTATGAAGCACTTTGTGCGGACTCCGATGAGCCAGTCAATGGACGGGGATTTTGATACAGGCAACGTACGTTACAAGGCCCGCGAGCGCTACTCATTTGGGTTCTCGGACCCGTTGGGGATGTTCGGAAGTCCCGGTGCTTAAATAGTAGTGGAGGGGGGTTGCAAAACCCCCCTTTTTATTTATACTGACAGTACTAGGATTTTTCACCCGTACAGACTGACCTAGCAGACTTAGTAGAGACGGTACGGGGATGTGCTACTACACGAAAGGAATGTCATGGCACGCACTACTTTTTCTGGCCCCGTGGTCTCCCCCGGCGGCTTCATTGGTCCTGTTCTTGGCGGTAACACCATTTTCACAGGCACCTTTTTCTACGTTAATCCCGCTACAGGCGCCGATGGCAACGACGGATTGACCCCTGCTACCGCTGTTCAAAGCATTACCACTGCTTTTAATAAGTGTACTTCGGGTAATAACGATGTCGTCTATCTGATTGGTGACGGCACTACCGCAGGCACGGCCCGTATTTCTAGCACCCTGACATGGAATAAGAATGCCACTCACCTAATTGGTGTCTGCTCTCCCGTGGCGATTTCTCAGCGTGCCCGTATTTCTCACGCCGCCTCTGCTCCTACCACTGCGTTTACCCCGATGGTCCGTGTCACTGGAAATGGATGTCTGTTCTCAAACATTCAGATTTTTGAAGGCTTTGCTGCTTCTACGGCAGTTGTGACTTGGGAAGATCAGGGCAATCGCAATTACTACTCAAATATGCAATTTGCTGGTATGGGTAATGCAACCTACTCTGCTGATGAGACTGGAAGCGCCTGTTTGCTTCTGACCGGCGGCGGTGAGCATGTGTTTGACGGCTGCACATTTGGTGTTGATACAATCCCCCGTACGGTTGCTAACGCTAATATTCGTCTGCGTTCTGAGACTGCCCGTAATATCTTCCGTGGTTGTTTGACTTTAATCTATGCAACTGCTGCTGGTGTTCTGGCTGTTGATGCAAACGCTGCTAACTCTCTTAACCGTTGGGTTTTGTTTGAGGACTCAGTGTTTATCAATGCACAGAATATTTCAGGCGAAACAACTATGTCGGTTCTTGCTATTGGAAACGCAAACCAGAATGGTGTAATTCTTCTTACTAACTGTGTGCGTAATAACATCACTGCTTACGGTGCTGCTGGCGATCTAATTAAGATTGCTAACTCCACTGATGCTGATACCACTAGCGCTGGTGGTGACTTCCAAAACGCCGCTTAATAAGCAGGGGGCTTCGGCCCCCTTAAGGAGTTAGTATGGGAACAATGCAATATGATGTATGGTCGGTGTCGGCTGACTCTAACGTTGCGTATTTTAGAGCTGCAGCCACAATCGGCGCTGCCGGGTCCTTGGCGCTTTTAAAGGCCAATCTCGGCACCAACGGTTACGGGTACAAAGTTTCGATCACCTCTAATGGCAATGATTCGGGCATCACGTTTACGATTATCGGAAACAAAGTTGGACTTATTACCAACACGCCCACCATTACCGAAACAGTTACCGGACCAAATAACACAACCGTTTTTTCGACCAACTACTACAGCCGGATCACAAGCATTACAGTAAGCGGAACGTCCGTAAATAACGTTTCAATTGGCTATGGAAGCAACCTTGCGCTTCCCCGCACCCGGATCAAGGGCTTGTACTACGTTGGTGGCGGCTCGGCTGGAAGCATTACTGTGACCTCTCCAAACCGTGAGTTTCCGTTATTTAAAATTACAACCCCAGATCAAGCTGACAGCTTTGCAGACAGCCTATTTATCCCCTCTGAGGGTATTTTGGTTGGTGGAGATGCCCCGAATGACTACGGCGTTGTCACGGTTTCCAACGTCACGTCCTATACGCTTATCTGCGGGTGAGTTATGGCCAAGTCCCCAGCATGGCAGAGGAAAGAGGGAAAGTCGGAAAAAGGCGGACTTAATGCCAAGGGGCGTGCTTCTTATAACGCCGCTAATCCTGGCAAGCCTGGACTGAAACCGCCAGCGCCCAATCCAAAAACGGAGAAGGACGCTGCGCGGCGCAAGTCTTTTTGTGCTCGCATGACCGGCATGAAGAAGAAACTGACTAGCGAAAAGACCAAGAAAGACCCCAACTCCCGAATCAACAAGAGCCTGCGGGCGTGGAAGTGCTGATATGACTATCGAAATGTATGTAGGATTTGTTTACTTCCTTTTGGGAATTGTCGGCTGGTTTTTAAAGGGGGCTTTAGATTCTGCCAAAGATACTAAAGAACGCTTAAATGACTTCCGGGTTGAGGTAGCACAGCAGTACACGCACAAGAACGACCTGCGTGACATTATGGTCAGTATCAACGAACGCTTTGACCGGATTGAGAAAAAACTTGACCGGATCATGGAGGTTAAAAATGGCTGAGAAAGAAGACAAACGCTCTACTAGAACTAAGATGTTAGATGCGGAGTATGAGAAGAACCCCGGCGTAATTACTGGTGTTGGTCGAATGCTTAGCCGTGCGGGCGATGCAGTGGGTTTTACTCAAGAAGATGAGTACAAGGATAAAACCAAAGAAGATTTAGCAAAGCGCAAGCGCGCTGGAGGAAAGATCGTGAACGAAAGCATGATGATGAAAAAAGAGGGCCGTGGTATGGCTAAAGCTGACATGCAAAAAGTGGCCTCTAAAGCCGTTAAGGGTCACGAGAAGCGTATGCATGGTATGAGGTCTGGCGGCACTGCTTCTAAACGCGCTGATGGTATTGCTATCCGTGGTAAAACTAAAGGACGGATCGTCTAATGTACCTAACCAGCAACATTCCGTATTTTAAGTGCTGGGTTAGAAAAGAGTTTACAAATGGGCATCAGAACTACCACGGAGAATATATTCATGGTCTTGCGGTAGCAGTAACAACGATCCCAGACAGATGTTTAAGTTTTCAGGTTATTTTTACCGGTTGTGAGTCTGAAGAAAATCCACACGGCGGGGCTATGTGGGCGAGGATGCCGATCACGGGTTTAGTTGGGGATATACCATTAGAGCAGTGGCCCGAGCGTATGCAGACTCATCTAGCGCAGCCTTGGGACTGTAGTTCGCACCACCATGCAGTTGTGAAGTTTAGTAGGGCACAGCCATCTCCTTGGCTATGTAAGATAGATAATGAGTTTTATACCGGTCGTTATTTATTCACAGTAGACTATGCAGAAAGTGATGTAGCAGAAGACCCCTCCCAACACAAACAGAGCCATGTATTGATTCTGACTGATGCGGGGAAGTGGACAGGCAATGTAGTTGCATTACCGAACAATCGAGTGCGAGTTACCAGCCCAGCCTATTGGGTAACAGGTCAAGGAGCGCCAGATTTTAGACCCAGCCAATGGATTCATTGTGCAGAGCAGGACGACAGTTACATGGACCCAGAGGTTACTTTTAACAATCTGTACAAGGAGTAGGAAATGAAAGCAAAGATGATGTATGGCGGCGGCATGTCTAAAATGAAAGCCGGTGGCGGGGTTAAAATGGCAGCAGGTGGTGGTGTTGCGCCCTCTAAGATGGGTAAAGTCAAGACTGCTGCTCCTAGCCGTGATGGTGTTGCTGTTAAAGGCAAGACCAAGGGCAAGATGGTTGCTATGCGGGGTAAATAATGATGCCTTCACGCGGGATGGGTGCGATCCGCCCATCCAAGATGCCTAAAGGGGAAACCCGAACCCGTAAGGACGGGGATAAATTCACCATGTACAAAGAAGGTGGAAATGTCTCTCGCGTGAATGAAGCAGGTAATTACACCAAGCCCGGAATGCGCAAGTCTTTGTTTAACAAGATAAAAGCCGGTGGTAAAGGTGGCGCGCCAGGGCAGTGGAGCGGAAGAAAAGCACAAATGCTGGCCATGCAGTATAAAAAATCTGGGGGCGGGTACCGTGATTGATTTTATTCAAAAACAGCTTGATGCATCTGAGCGGCTATTTAACATGATGGCCGAAGACCACAAAGTGCGAACAAAAAATTTGCAAATGTGGATTGAGATGAACGAGAGCTTTCAAAAGAAGCTAGATCAGCGTGATGCAGAGATTGCGGTTTTGCGTGCTAAATTATCTCAATACGAAGTAGTCGAAAGAGTGTAAATGAAAGCCCCCCAGAAAAGTCTAAAGGACTGGACTGACCAGAAGTGGAGGACCAAAAGTGGAAAACCGTCAACACAGGGTCCAAAGGCAACTGGGGAACGATACCTCCCAGAGGCGGCGATTAAGGCCCTCTCACCAGCAGAATATGCGGCGACTACTAGGGCAAAACGAGCAGGAAAAAAGGCTGGAAAGCAGTTTGTTGCCCAGCCAAAATCAATCTCTAAAAAAACAGCGGGGTACAGATAATGGCTAAGAAATTTCCAGACCTGACCGGCGACGGTAAAGTAACTCAGGCAGATGTCTTAAAAGGCCGTGGGGTAGAAATGAAAAAAGGCGGTTCTGCTAAGAATTGGATTCAATCTGCTATTAAGAAGCCTGGTGCTCTGCGTGAGCAGCTTGGGATTAAGGGCAAAAAGCCTATCCCTGCTAAGATGCTAGATAAAGCTGCTAAGGCTCCCGGCAAGCTGGGCCAGCGTGCACGTTTGGCTAAAACCTTGAGGGGCATGAAGTGACAACTTCCGGTACCAACCTATTCAATCTCGACCTAAACGATATTATCGAAGAGGCGTTTGAGAGATGCGGGGTTGAGGTTCGTACTGGATATGAGCATCGTACCGCTCGACGTTCGTTAAATCTTCTAACGATTGAATGGGCCAATCGAGGGATTAATCTGTGGACCATCGAGCAGGGCCAGATTTCCATGGTGCAGGGGCAGATCGTTTATAACCTACCTCTAGATACGATTGATCTTTTAGATCAAGTTATTAGAACCCAGACTGGCGTTGAGCAGACAGACATCAACATCAGCCGCATCAGTGTTTCTACCTACGCTACGATCCCCAATAAGAACGCTCAGGGCCGCCCAATTCAAGTATGGGTTAATCGCCAGTCTGGCGAGACTTATCCGGCGGGGAGTGATTTTTCTCCTAACGCTACGGCAAATCCAACGATTAACGTCTGGCCAGCACCTGATCAAAACAACTTCTACACATTTGTCTACTGGAGACTCCGCAGGATTCAGGACTCTGGGAACGGCACGGCAACTCAAGATATACCTTTCCGTATGCTGACCTGTCTAGTCGCAGGGCTTGCGTATTACCTGTCTCTGAAGATCCCTGAGGCGGCGAATCGGATTGAAATGCTGAAGATGGAGTACGAGAGCCAATGGGCTTTAGCTTCGTCTGAGGACCGTGAAAAGGCTTCTCTAAGGCTTGCGCCTAGAGAGATGTTTTACTAATGCCTACTAAATTTGCCTCTGGTAAACGGGCCATATCGCAGTGTGACCGCTGCGGGTTTCGTTACAAGTTAAAAGAACTTAGAGAGATTGTCATCAAGACAAAGAACACCAACATCCTTGTCTGCCCTACTTGTTATGAGCCTGATCAGCCACAACTCCAACTGGGTATGTATCCTGTAGACGACCCCCAGGCTTTAAGAAACCCAAGGCCGGACACGACGTACATCACGGCAGGTAACACGGGCCTACAAATTGATTCAGGATCAGGTCCTTTAGGTAGCGGAGACAAGTCAGGTGGTAGTAGAATTATCCAATGGGGATTTGCTCCTGTTGGCGGGGCCCAGGCTTACGATACAGACTTAACTCCAAATAATCTGGTGCTGGGTATTGAGCTTGGCACCGTCACAGTAGCGACAACCTAGGAGTCCGTTATGCATAACCAACCCAAACCGGTACCTGTGCCTAACACCGCAGGTTACCCAAACAACATCCCCAGCACACAGACTGTTAAGACTCGTGGCACCGGGGCTGCAACCAAAGGCACAAAGTCTTCTAAAAAGCTCGGATGAACTACGCAACTTTGTTCAAAACAATTCAAGGCTACGTTGAGAACGACTTCCCAGCGGAGACGCTCGCGTCTTCAACTGGCGGTACGGTTAGCTTTACGTCCAAAGAACAGATTGACACGTTCATACGACAGGCTGAGCAGAGGATTTTTAACTCGGTTCAGTTTCCTGACTTCCGTAAAAACCAGACCGGCACAACGACCGGCAGTAATAAATACCTAGCCACCCCGGTTGACTTTCTTGCTCCTTACTCTTTGGCGGTAGTAAATCCAACTACCAGTGAGTATGAGTATCTTCTAAATAAAGATGTAAATTACATCCGGGCAGCTTACCCCAATCCTGCCACCACGGGAATTCCAAAATACTACGCTCTGTTTGATAGCAATACATTTATTCTTGGGCCGACCCCGGCGGCAAACTATGCGGTGGAGTTGCATTATTTCTATTATCCTGAGTCGATTGTTACTGCTGGAAATACATGGCTTGGAGATAATTTTGACTCTGCCCTACTATACGGCGCTTTAGTCGAAGGATATACGTTTATGAAGGGAGAGCCAGATGTTATTGCTAATTACAACAAGCGTTACGAAGAAGCAATGATTCTGGCTAAACGTCTTGGTGACGGAATGGACAGGAGAGACAGTTACCGATCCGGTCAGATAAGGCTTTCGGTGAACTAATGGCTTTTACCGGAAACTTCACCTGTAACTCCTTTAAGACGGATCTGTTTAACGGAACCACCGACTTCTCTTCGACCACGACCTATAAGATCGCCCTATATACAAATGACGCTACGCTAAACGCTTCTACTACGGTCTACACGACTGTAGGTGAGGTGGTGGCTTCTGGCTACTCTGCTGGTGGGAATGTCCTTACCCCGACGGTTGGATCTACTGGCGGCACAGCATTTGTGAACTTTGCCAATACATCTTGGAGTTCCGCTCTGACTGCCCGTGGGGCTTTAATTTACAGATCAGGGACTTACGGGGGTGTTACTAACCCCGCTGTTTGTGTTCTTGACTTTGGTGCAGACCGGACCTCTACAACGACATTCACTGTGCAGTTCCCTGCGACAAGCAGTACAACCGCTCTGATAAGGCTTGCTTGATGTTTACTTCCTTTCATTCTGATCCGCCGACAGTTTCAATTAAGCCGATCCCACCAAAGGAATGGATTCCGCTTGAGAACGTCAAGATGGAAGGGACTATTAATACCGAGATTGATATTGTTAAGGCGAATGTATTTACCAATGTCAGGCTTGGCTTTCAACAGGTAGAGCCGCACATCACAAACGATGTTGAGGTTATGTTAGTCGGCGGTGGACCGTCTTTGATTAAAGACATTGAAAAGATCCGAGAGCTGCGCGAGCAGGGCGTTAAGTTGATCTGCATGAACAACGCCTACCAATACTGTATTGATCAGGGTTTAAGTCCTTCTGCGCTGGTGATGGTGGATGCAAGGGCTTTTAACAGCCGATTTGTAACTACAGTCATTCCAGATTGCAAATATTTCATTGCTTCTCAGTGTAATCCTGAAATCTTTGCCAAGCTCCCCAAGGAGCAGACCTACATCTGGCACACCGGGGCCGAGGAGGTTAGGGAGATTTTGTTGGAGAACTATGAAAGATGTTACCCAGTCCCCGGCGGCTCGACAGTCTTGTTGAGAGCGATCCCTTTGTTTAGAATGTTGGGATTCAAACGCTTCCATATTTTTGGCTGTGATTCATGCTTAGAAGACGGAGCGCACCATGCCTACTCCCAGCCTGAGAACGACGATCAGTCTGTGTATGTTGTAAAAGTCGGCGGCAAAGAATTTTTGTGTCACGCTTGGATGCTCGCACAGGCTAAAGAATTTATTGACTTAGTCCAATGCATGAGTGATGTTATTGAACTAGAAATCTACGGCGGCTTGCTCCGTCAAATCTTGCAATCTGGCGCTGACCGCGCCGCTCTAGAGGAGTTTTGAAATGGCTGCTTCAGCATGGACACTTTACAACGATGGCAAGCGTTACATCGGTAACGGCACCATCCAACTCGGGGCAGGTGGAACCGGAAACTTTAAGATTGCTTTGTTTCGGACATCTGGTAGTGCGACTGTAACCAACTTGGCTATCAGTACCTTTGCTTCTCTTACGGTTGCTCAGGTTTCTGCTACGGGCGGTTATGTTGCTGGTGGAAAGGCGATTGCTCCAGTTACAGGTCAGTGGACCACAGGCGCTTCGGCTTCTCAGATGAAGTTCACTTATACGACCGCTGGGCTTACTTTTACAGCGTCTGGGTCTTCAATTAACAACATCCGCTATGCGGTGCTTTATGAGTCCTCCGCCGGTAAGCTTTTGTGTTATGCGGCTCTGTCTACGGTTCAGTTTACTGTAGCTTCCCCTAACACCTTGACAATTCTGCCTGCTGCGACCGGTGTATTTACCCTGACCTAGGAGCCTTAAATGTCGGCTGGCTGGGGCATATCTCCATACGGGATAGGTAGTTTTGGAGGTTTAAACACCGTTACCCCCGGTGTGGTAGCTCTCACAGCCGCAGGTGTAGCTCCGTCTTTAAATGTTCAGATTGCCCCGGGGACTGATTCTCTATCTTTAGTCGGAGTAGTACCGGAGTTAAACACACAGATCTCACCGGGATCAGACAGTCTCTCTGTAGTTGGGTTAGCCCCGTCTTTAAGTTTCACCATCGAACCGGGGACCAGAGCGGTTGTAGTAGCAGGTGTAGCACCCAGTCTGGCTGCAGAAATCTTTGTCGGTTCTGATTCTTTATCTTTAGTCGGGGTAGCGCCAGAGTTAAACACACAGATTGCACCCGGAACAAGGGCGCTTAGTATTGTTGAAGCGGCTCCGTCTTTAAGTTTCACGATTGAGCCGGGGACCAGATCTGTTTCAATAGTCGGGATCGCTCCAAAAGTAGATGCTGGAATTAAACCCGGAACAAGGGCGGTTTCAATTGTTGGAATTGCCCCGACCAGTGTAATAGGTCATGTAAGAATCCCATCCACGAGGGCGCTTGTGTTAGTAGGATCTGTTCCTACCATAAACAACCCAAACTGGGTTAATATTGACGACAGTCAGACACCAAACTGGACTGGAATATCCGATTCTCAGACACCAAACTGGACAAACATCCCTGACAGTCAGACACCAAATTGGCTGCCGGTCGCAGCATAGGAGCTTTAAATGACGGTTAACCGCACGACACTTTTGGATCTTCCGCTTCCGGTAACGGGCACTGAGTCTGGTACTTGGGGCAACGTAACGAACAACGGCCTGACCGAGTATGTGGATATTGCCATTGCGGGGATGTCTAACCTGACAAGTGCTAACTTTTCCACCGGCGCCCTGACGATTGAGACCACAGAGGGCGATTCAAACGGTACAAATATCACAGCGACTAGCGCCCAGTATGCGGGGTTTAGGGTTTCTTCTCTGGCTCAGAACTCAATCATCACGGTAGGAAACACGGGGACAAACCCGGCAAGGTCTTACAGACTGATCAACGCAGATGCGACCTACACACTGACGTTTAAAGCCACAGGACAGAATGGGATCACGCTCCAACCGGGGCAGACAGCGGTTGTTGCGTTTAATGGTACGGACTATGTGATTGTCGGGATGGTTGGAGCAGGCACCGTTACAGATAATGCAGTAGTTCGATTTGACGGCACGACAGGAAAGCTTGTCCAGAACTCCGTAGTCACAATTGCTGACTCGACGGGTGATATTTCCGGGGTCGGCACTTTAAATGCCACGACAGCGGATCTGACAAACCTCGAAGTCACCAACCTAAAAGCTAAAGACGGTACTGCTGCTGGTTCTATTGCAGACTCTACGGGTGTAGTGACTCTTGCGTCATCTGTCCTGACTACTACGGACATTAACGGTGGCACGATTGATAACACTACTATCGGTGGCGCTACTCCTGCGGTGGGTTCGTTTACGCAGGTAAATGCAGATAACCTCCGACTAGATGGTAATGCACTCACCTCTACAAACTCCAACGGCAACATTGACCTAACGCCTAACGGTACTGGTGAAGTCAACATCAGTAAGGTTGATATTGATTCAGGTGCTATCGACGGCACTGCTATTGGTGCTAATTCTGCGAGTACAGGTGCGTTTACTACTCTGTCTGCTAGTTCTACTGCGACGTTTGCTGCTGGTGCGGTAGGCACTCCTTCTATTACGACTGCTGGAGATACCAACACAGGCATCTTCTTCCCTGCTGCGGATACGATTGCTTTTGCAGAGGGTGGTGCAGAGGCGATGCGTATCGACTCCTCGGGTAATGTTGGTATTGGTGTAACGTCTCCAGCAAATAAGTTAGATGTAGCGGGAGATTCGTCTGCTTCTGCTCGTTTGCAATTAGCACGATATTCTGCTGATGCAGGCGGTTCAAATATGTTCTTGTTTAAATCAAGAAACGCCACAATTGGAAGTCAAACAGTTGTTCAAAGTGGTGATGCTTTAGGAACAATTAACTGGTCGGGATCAGATGGAACTGACGCAGAGGTTGCAGCCTCTATTTCTGCTGCGGTTGACGGCACACCCGGCACAAACGATATGCCGGGAAGATTGGTTTTTAGCACAACCCCAGATGGATCAGGTACACCAACAGAACGCATGCGTATTAGCGCAGACGGCACAATTAAAACAAGTTCTACTATTTCAGTAGGCAACGCAACACCATCAACTTCTGGTGCAGGCATCACCTTCCCCGCAACACAATCCGCATCCACAGACGCAAACACGCTGGATGATTATGAGGAAGGGACTTTTACATTAAGTAATGGTGGAAACACAACCTACACGACTAGGTCTGGCCGTTATACAAAAATAGGAAATTTTGTTAAATGTTCTTTTTTCCATAATATCAATACTATTGGAACAGGAAGTGCAACAACTTTATCAGGGCTTCCTTTTACTCCATCAAGCACAGCCCCAACAATCAATGGTGGAGTAGTAACTTATATAAGCGGTCTTGCGGTTTCAGCATTAGCAATTGGAGTTTATGCGGATAACGCCGCACAAATTATTTTTATGACAAGAAACGCAAACGATACTAATGCAACAACACAATTACCAGCAGTAATGGGAAATAGTTTTGCAGTATATGCTGAAGTTTCATATTTAATCGATTAATTATCTACGCCGGACTAGCGTAGACGGATTTTTATAAAGGAGCATTAACATGGCAATTACTAAAGAAACCGTAGTAGACCAAATTACCGTAACCGAGAACGGCATCGTTCTGTACCGTGAGGCAACCCGCATCATCGAGGACGGCAAAGTCTTAACGCAAACCTACCATCGTTCAAGCCTCACGCCGGGACAGGACCTAACAGGCCAACCGGCTAACGTAGTTGCCATCTGCAACACAGTTTGGACACCTGAAGTGATTGCGGCATATCAGGTTGCACTAGAAGCGAATAGACCGTAATGCTGGTTGAACTCGCTGCTGCTAATGCCGCCTTCGCAGTCATTAAGGAGGCGATTAATAACAGTGGCGAATTAGTTCAGGCAGGGAAGGCGATTGCAGAATGGTTTGATGCGAAGTCTTCCCTCCAGAAGAAAGTAGAAGAAAAACCGTACGACCAGCGCAGCGACTTGGAAGAGTTCTTTGCGCTGGAGCAGTTAAAGCAACAGCAGGAAGAATTAAAGCAGATGATGATCTACCAAGGCCGACCTGGGCTTTGGGATGACTGGTTGATGTTTCAGGCAGAGGCCAAGCGCAAGCGAGACGCAGAGGCTAAACGCATCGAGCTAGAAGAAGCAGCAAGAAAAGAAGCAGATAAACAGGCCCTTATTACCATTGCTGCAGTCCTGAGCGGCATTTTAACCTGTAGTGGGCTAATATGGTTCACGGTGTATGTTATAAAGAACAGAGGTATATGATGCTTTCGTTAATATCTACCATCATGGGGCTGCTAGTCTCAGGACTACCAAAGCTACTTGAGTTCTTCCAAGACCGTGCTGACAAGGCTCACGAGATGAACCTGATGCGTCTTCAGTCTGAGCGGGAGCTGGCTTTGGCTGCACAAGGCTTTGCCGCACAGGCTCGGATGGAGGAGATCCGCACGGAGCAGGTCATGATGGAGACCACGGCTGAGATGACAAAAGCCGCTCTGAAGCATGATGAGAAGGTCTTGGACAGGGCTCATAAATGGGTGGCGTCTTATGTCGGAACGGTGAGGCCCACGGTTACCTACATTTTCGTGCTTGAGCTGGTTGGGATCAATGTCTGGCTGTGCTACTTCTTGTGGAGCAATCCCCAGCTAATTAACTCAATTGACGACGTGATTCGTTATGCTGACATCGTGTTTTCCTCAGACGAAATGGCCATGCTTGGCGGGATTATCGGGTTTTGGTTTGGAAGCCGAGGCTGGAGTAAGCGATGAAGGTCTCCGAGGAAGCTCGGAAAATGATCACGCACCACGAGGGGGTGCGATTCAAGCCATACAGATGTCCGGCTGATTTGTGGACTGTGGGCGTTGGGTCGGTGCTTTACCCTGAGCAGAATAAATTGCCAATGGTGAGGAAGAATGGATACACTGGGGCACTCCGCAAGGATTACGGTTTACACCCGCCGGATAGCAGAATCTGGTCGAAGGAGGAGGTTATGGCTCTCCTTGAGAAAGACCTGGGTCGTTTTGAGCGTGGTGTTATTCGATATTGCCCTAGCGTATTGGGCCACCAGGCAGCTTTTGACGCTTTTGTCAGTCTGAGTTTTAACATCGGGTTAGGTGCTTTTCAGCGCTCTTCCGTCCGAATGCGACATAACCGAGGGGACTACCAAGGGGCTGCAGATGCGTTTATGATGTGGACTAAAGCAGGTCCCCGTGTGCTTCCAGGACTGGTCAAGCGCCGCAAAGATGAACGTGAACTTTATTTGAGCGACTATGGCCAATAACTACACGCTTTTTTTAGCACTCCAATACTTTTTAGAAATTTCAGAACGCTTTGCCTTGAATTCAGCGCTTTGTAGAGTAGCGCGTCTTTTTTCAGCTATTTCTGGATCACTGTTTAGTTTCTTGTGGGATTCCCTTATGGGGTTGTTTGGGTCAAGCAAACGTTGTCTCGCAGTTTCTTTGAAAGCCTCGGTATGCTTAAGCTTGCCCCTCCTTGCTTCCATCATTTTTTCTCTAAAAACAGGGTCAGCCCACTTGGCTTTCATTTTGGCGCGGGCCTGCTCGCTTTTAGCAGGGTTGTTTTCTCCGCTCATTCGAGCCCTCATTTCTGGTGACCGCATTTTCTCAATTACCTTGGCGCGTACCTCAGGTTGCATCATGGGATTAAATACTTTTAATCGTTCGCGCATAGCTTGTTTGGCTTCTTCTGACACGTTTTTGCGCCCCTCACCCCCACTGCGTAAATTTGTTAAAGAGCCTGTTCCGGTCTGGATGCGCCCAAACTTTTCAATCAGATCTTTTTCAAGCTGCTGTGCGGCTTCAAGGGTTTCCGTCCTATGAAGTTCTACCACAACATTTTTTCTGCCAACTTCTTCAAGTTTTTGCTTGCAAAGCCATCCTCGTCCGCCGGACAATGTGGGATCTGTGCGCGACTTGTTTTTGGACATGCCAACATAAAATGGGGTGTCTTCAAATTTCCAAACGTACACGAACATTTTTTGCTCCCAGTTAATACCATACCGAGAGTGTAGCGCAAATGTTCATAAAACTCAACTTCCGACCGGGGGTCAACCGGGACCAGACTAGCTATTCAGGCGAGGGTGGCTGGTTTGAATGTAATAAGATCCGGTTCTTTTCTGGGTTTCCTCAGAAGCTTGGCGGCTGGCTAAAGACTTCCCCTAATTCTTTTCTTGGTGTCTGCCGACAAATGTGGAACTGGGTCACCACATTTGGTGATGATCTGCTTGCGGTCGGTACAAATAATCATGTCTACATCGAGGTTGGTGGGTTCTTTTATAACATCACCCCGCTCAGAGCTACGCTCACCACCCCGGCTACAGATAACTGCGTAGACACAACCAACGGCTCTACCACAGTTAACATAAATGTTAACGCACACGGATGTACAACAGGTGACTTTGTCATAATTTCCGGCGTAACAGGAAATCCGGGTGGTGTGCCGAATACAGAGATTAATACCGAACACGAAGTCACGGTAGTAAACGCAAATAACTTCACCATCACGGTCACGACCGCAGCTACAAGCACCACAACCGCAGGCGGCACTGCAATCGTAATCAAATGTCAAATCTCTCCGGGGTATGCCTCCACTACATATGGATACGGATGGGGAACAAGCGGTTGGGGTTCTTTTGGATGGGGCCTTGGTGGTGCAAACCCAATTAACCTTCAGCAGAGAGACTGGTGGTTTGATAACTTCGATAATGACCTAGTAATGAATATCCGTAACGGGGCTATTTATTACTGGGAAAGAGGCTCTACCACATCTCCTTCTACAGCCCTCTCTACACCAGCAGTCTTACTATCCTCCCTCACGGGGGCAAACTCAGTTCCTAATAAGGCGATGCAGGTTTTAGTCTCTCAGAACGATAAACATCTTCTGGCTCTAGGATGCCAACCTTATGGTGGTGCATCTACAGATTTTGATCCTCTTTTAATCCGCTGGTCTAGTCAGGACGAACCGCAGGTCTGGAACCCAACCAACGCTAACTCGGCTGGATTTATCCGGGTTTCACGGGGATCGAACATTATCCGTGGGCTGGCGACCCGTCAGGAGATTCTGGTCTGGACCAACTCAAGCCTTTATTCACTTCAGTATGTCGGAACCACAGATGTCTTTGCTCTTCAAGAGTTGGGTGACAATATCTCAATCATCAGCCCCCGGGCGGTCGCCACGGCTAACAACGTCACCTACTGGATGGGGCAGGACAAGTTCTATGTCTACAACGGTCAGATCCAAACACTCCCAACCACACTGAGGCAACATGTATTTCAAGATCTCAACTTTGATCAGGTGGACCAGATCGTTGCTGGTACGAATGAGGGTTTTACCGAAATCTGGTGGTTCTATCCGAGTGCAAATTCCAACTGGAACGACCGGTATGTCATCTTCAACCACCTCGAAAACGCATGGTATTACGGCACTATTGTCCGCACAGCGTGGCTCGACACGGCGATAAGGGGTAACCCCATCGGAGCTTCTACCACATCGGGAGCGTCTTCAGGGTACCTCTATGAACATGAAGTTGGTGTAAACGACGACACCTTAGCAATGGATTCTTATATTCAGTCTTCAGACTTTGACCTTGGGGACGGGGAGCAGTTTATGCTAACCCGCCGGATGCTGCCTGATATTAACTTTAGTAACTCTACTGCGGCTGCACCAGAAGTCACGCTGACTATAAAACCCAAAAGGTTCCCGGGAACAGCTTACACTAACGACGCAACAGACTCTCAGCCCGTCATCGAGACTTCAGTAGATCAGTACACAAGTCAGGTCTTTGTCCGTGCCAGAGGGAGGCAGATGGCGTTTAAAATTGCATCTGATGATCTAGGGGTTCAGTGGCAGCTGGGTTCGGTTCGACTGGATGCGCGTCTGGATGGCAGAAGATAATGGCCTTCACAGGGTTCCGTGCGCCTGCACTCCCAATCCCGGGCGGGGTTTATGAACAACGTCAACAGGCTGAACTCATCCGTGCGCTCCGACTCTACTTTAACATCCTTGACTCTCAGACCCCCCAAGAAGCACAGTCTTTTACGGCGGGGCAGTTTATCGGGGGAGGTTTTTCAGGAAGCTCTATAAACGGCGGTACGGTCTCAGGGTTTGGAAACGGGCTGGAGATGCCCTACGCCATGTTAATGTCAAATCAGGACCAGACCAACTCAGGAACGACCTCTGAGAACCTGATTACTTACAATCAAATTATCACCAGCCAAGGCATATCAGTAGAAGACAACAGTAAGATCAGGTTCGCATACCCGGGAGAATACCTAGTAACCTTCACCCTTCAGGTTACAAATGAAAACAACCAGATCAAAGAGTTTGAGGTCTGGGCAAAGAGTAATGGAACCAATTACCCACTCAGTAACACCCGATTCGATGTCCCGGCAAAAAAAGGTGTATCCAGTCTAGGGCATGTAGTCCCCGCTATCACAGGTATATTTGGCGTTAACGAAGACGATTATCTAGAAATCGCTTGGTGGGGGGAGTCAACAGATGTCTACCTGCAACATTATGCGGCGGGGACAAGCCCTACCAGACCGGAGATCCCATCGGTTATTCTGACAGTTAACTTTGTCGGGGCCTTGCCAAAGAGATTCTTTGTATCACTGCCTGATAGGTTGTCTATTTCCGGCGCTGCGCCTACAATCGGGATTACTGTACCCCCAGCTGCCAGCACCTTATCCATTGTCGGGTCGGCTCCGACTATTACCATCGCATAAGCGGGCTACACATGAACGGACTAATGGGAATTCGACGGTTTCAAGATGGTGGAGGGGTCTCCCCCGGTTTGTCTTATGCGCGCAGCTCAGGCATGGGCGACACGCAGTACTACCGGAACATCTTTGATCGTGCTTCCACAATGGATGGCCCGACTCTTGCGGCCCAGATGGATCAGTACGGAATATCCCCAGCAGATGTTGCAAGGGCATACCAAATTTATTCCCCCAGCAGCAGAATGACCTCAGCCGATATTGTCAGTTCGTATATTGGTGGCGGCGGTCAAGGGGCTGCTCTTTTTAACAATCTTCAAAACAATCAAATTGATTACGTTGCGAATGCGTCCGAGACTGGACTTCTTGGGGGTACGATCAATCCGGTTTCTGCTGGGCTGGCTTATGCTCGCATGCCTGGTGGGATTACCGAAGAAGAGTACTACCGAAACATTTTTGATCGTTCACAAAATTTAACTGGCGCTGAGTTTTCCCGCCAGATGGATCTTTACGACATCAGCCCAGAAGACGTTTCCCGTGCATTTCAGATATACGCCCCAAATGAAAGCCTGACTGCAGCTGACGTAAGAGAGTCTTATCTAAGTGGGAAAGGTGGTACAAGCGGCGGTGGGACTGGTACTGGGACTGGAACTGGGACTGGTACTGGGACTGGTACTGGGACTGGTACTGGGACTGGGACTGGGACTGGGACTGGAACTGGGACTGGTACTGGGACTGGAACTGGGACTGGAACTGGGACTGGTACTGGATCTGGGACTGGGCAAACCTTCTTTGTTTTTGGTGATCCTAGATATACGTGGAAAACCACTGACTCGTTAGACGCAAAACAACAACTCGTTCGGCAGCTGCTTGCTGCTGGGTTTACTGTTCAGCAGATCCGCAATGAGATTAGTCGCTTGGAGCCAGATCGCAGTGCACTGACTGAATCTAACTTTGAGCTTCTCGGTCTAAAACTTCCGACCCAAACCGGAAACGGGGGCGACACTCTTATCGGTGGCGGCGCAAACGATGTTGTAACCACGACTGATAAATATCCTTGGTTTGATATTTCTAAATTAGGCACCACCCCAGACTCCAAGGCACGTTACTACAATGCTCTTTTATCGGCTGGATATACAGAGGCTGATATTTTAGCGGCTGCTAAAGCAAAGATTCCAGGTGGTATTGGAACAGATGCCCAATGGAAAGAGCTTACAGATTTAGCTCTTAAACTACGAACACAGACTAAAATTGACGAAGTAATTGATGACAAAAAAGAGACAATTGACCAATACGCATGGTTTGACCCTACAAAATTCTCCAGCACAGACGCTACTTCAAAAGCGCGTTATTACAACCTATTAAGATCTGCTGGGTACACAGATGCTCAGATTATGGCTGCGGCAAACGCCAAGCTGCCTGGAGGGATTGGTAGTCCAGATCAGTTTAGAGAGCTTCAACAGATTGCCTATGACCTTCGTTACCCTACTCCTGTTGGGGGGCTTCAAAATTTAGCTCAAACGCAAGCTGCGTCTATGGTGCCCGCGTTTATTCTGTCGGGGACTGCTGAACAAAAAGCGGACTACTATAATTTTCTCCGTGGTCAAGGATTTACTGATGCTCAGATTCGAGCCGGTGCTGGCACTCAAACCGATGAAAACTGGACGTATCTTACAAACCTAGCGGCGCAAAGGGTTGGGAAGACCGCAACAGACACAAGAACTGACTTTTCTAAATTGCCTCCCGAATTGCGGATGGCTGGGCAATATGCGCCTTTGCTGGCTGAGCAAACAAAACGACCCACCTTGGACCAGGTAATTCAGAGGCTGGATGTAGGCACTCAAAAGTTTGGGCCAGCAGAGGGGACGTTTGAGGGTTTGTATGAGATGCCCGCTCAGGCTGCTGCTCCAACTGCTGAAGAAGCGTTTAGGAATTACATCTATGCCGGTGGTGCCAATGACACTCTTGCAACCACCCGTGGCCTTCAGTATGCACGCAATTTAGGTCTGACTCCTGAGCAGACAACTAACTTATTTAACCGCTCTCTTGGCACATCGTTTGGATTAGCTGACTACGACAGAGTCATGGCAGAAAATGCGGGTCTTTTCCCAGCTATGCCACAAAGGCCAACAACTCAAGTCTTGCCAAGCCCCGTTATGCAGCAGGCACCAATCACAGGTGGCCTTGCTTTTGCTCAACAACAAAGCGGTATTGGCAAAGATAAATACTACGAAAACATCGCCGGTGCCTTAAGAGCTGGAATAGACCCCAATCGCATATTAACTGAGATGGGAACTTACGGTATTACGACTGACGATTTAATTGCGGCTGTTGCTAAATATCCTAAAGACACTGTTCAAGAACTTGGTGCGGTTGGATTTAAACCAGCAATCACTGGAGGGGCTGGGAATGATACTGTTGATACATCAAATGATCAAGGTGGCAAAGCAGGTGGATTAGTTCTTTACGCAGGTGGTCCGGTTATGGGATCTCCTCAGTACTTTGCTGAAGGTGGTCAGCCTAAAACAGAATATATAAGCCTGCCAGACGTAGAGTATGGGGAAAATAAAAAGTACACACCCGCTGAGCTTGGGTCTACGTTTAATATTGCCGACTACATTGATCCTGAGACTGGTCGGTTCATGATTAATGAATTTCGTCGTGATGTTATCTTCAATAAAAATTTAGAAGAGGCAGAAAAAGAAGCTCGTGCTCGTATGACTCCAGAAATAGAGAGAATGGCAATGCGTGACCTGATGATCCGACAAGGTCGCACGGGAAAAGAATATGAACTACCTGAAATTACTGTTGGAGGTCCAGCTACAGGTAACATTCGTCCCCTGAATTATTACTACGCTAAGGGTGGTCTTGCTGACATTGCCATGAAAGGCTATGCAGAAGAACTGCGTCAACAAGGACGCAACGGTGATACGATATTAGCTCACATAAACCCTCAAGAAGCCGCAATGCTTGAGGCCATGGGCGGATCTGGCACGATCAATCCAAGAACTGGACTGCCTGAGTACTGGTTTAGCTGGAAGAAGTTGTTTAAGGCTGCAAGCTTTATTCTTCCGTTTATTCCTGGTATCGGCCTGCCTGCAAGAATTGCTCTTTCTGGCGCATTGGCTGGTGCTTCTACTCCCGGCAAAGCGTTTGACTTTAAGCGAGGCATTCAAGCCGCTATTATGACCTATGCTGGAGGAAAACTTGGAGAAAAAATTGGCACAGAGTTTGGGGGGTCAGTTCCTGCTAGCGGAACACCTTCAGTAGACCAAAATATTTTAGGCAGTGTCGGTTCTGAGTCTGCTGGGCAGGCTGCAACAAAAATTGGTGAAGCTGGGGCTGTAGCATCGAACGCAGCTACTGCGGCTGCAGATCGATTTGCAAATGCTTACGATGCAATACCTGCGTATGAAGCGGGAATAAGTAGTCCGGGCCAAGTGCTTTCTAATATTGGGTCGAATGTAAAAGCCACGGTTGGTAACTTAACTGCTTCAATTCCAAGTACTGTTACTGAAAATATTGATATCAACCCCACAAGCGTTGGTCAGGCTTATGGGGCGTACACATCTGGAGTTGCAGCAGACGAAGCTATAAAAGCTAGACAAGAAGCAGATGCCATATTATTTGCGCAAGAAGAAAAGAAAAAACGAGCACGAGATGTATTCCGTAGTTCAATGGGATCAATATATGGCGCTGATGGTGGGTTAGTTGCATTTGCTGACGGAGGTGAGATTGATCCTGTAGCCTTTGTAGGTGGGGGTATGACTGCCCCAATGAATCAGCCTCGCATGTTATCTGGTGGTGGGGATGGCATGAGCGACAGTATCCCGGCTACAATAGATGGAACGCAGCCTGCTCGTTTGGCGGACGGAGAATTTGTGGTGCCAGCCGATGTAGTAGCAGATATTGGGAATGGTTCTAGCAGTGCAGGTGCTAAGCGCCTTTACAGCATGATGGATCGTGTGAGAACCGCACGACATGGGACCACCAAACAACCGCCTGAAATTAAAATGAATCGGCTGATGCCAGCCTAAGGAACAGACATGGTCCAACAAGTTCAATCTTTAGAGTCGTCAATACCAGAGGTATTAGAACCGTTTTATATCGGTGAGGGCAAACCCGATACTCCTGGATATGTGCCAGGTTTAATTGCTCGTGGTATTGGCGCAATTTTTCCTGGTGGTCTAACAGGTCAAGCCGCATATGCTGCGCAGTATGCTCCGGTGTATCAAGCCGGTCTTATGGGCGCCGGTTCGGTTGCCGGGATGTCGCCGTTTCAACAACAAATTGGAACTCAGTTAGCAGGGATGCAGGTTCCGGGTCAGTTTGGCCTTGGCACCGAAGCGGCTCAGCAGGCGGCGGCAGGGATGCAATCTCTGCAAAATCTCCAAGCCATGGGGGTTGCCGCTCCTGAATTAACGACTTACCAGATGGGGGCGCCTACAACCGTTAAAGATACTAGCCCAGTAACTGCGGGAAAAATTTCAGCAGCAGAAACAAAATATGCCCCAAACCTTGCTCAGTATAAAATTGAAAGTCCTGATGTTTTTACGTCAGAAGTTGCTAAGCAGTACATGTCGCCGTATTTTCAAACGGTGGTTGATGCCCAGCAGCGTGCGGCAATTGATGCGGCAAAGAAAGCGCAGTTAGGACAAAACCTTGCAGCTGCTCGGCAGGGGACTTATGGTGGAGCACGTCAGACTCTTTTACAGGGCGAGCGTGAATCTGGTCTTAGGACTCAACTCGGTGATATTCAAGCAAGGGGGTTGCAAGATGCTTATGCACAAGCTCAAGCACAATTTGAAAGAGACCGCGCAGTACAACAAGCAGTTCTTAGTCAAAATTTACAAGCGGCGCTTCAAACACAACAGCTTGGAACTCAGACCGGACTTCAAACAGCGCTTGCTAATTTAAACGCTGATCAACAAGCGCGTGTACAAAATGAAGCTATGAAGCTTCAAGCAGCAGGCATGAATCAGGAGGCTGCACTTCGTGCGGCTTTAGCCAACCAACAAGCGGGGTTAACAAGTGCTCAAACAAATTTACAAGCAGCTCTCGGGGTTCAGCAGTTGGGTGCGGGACAAAGTCTTGAGGCTCAAAGAGCAAATCAGCAAGCTGCTCTCCAAGCTGCGCAACAAAGACAAGCAGCCGCCACAGGACTCACAGGGCTAGCGTCCACATTCGGCGGGCTCGGGACTCAACAACTTGCTGGACAACTTGACATCCTTAAAACTCAAGGCGCGTTTGGTGATCTTCAGCGGGCGATTCAACAGCAGCAGCTTGACGCACAGCGTTCGGCACTTATGCAGCAGGCCGAGTACGGACAGACTCAAGTGGGTCAACTCTCTAATCTGCTGCGTGGTATTCCGACCACAAGCACAACTCAGACAACAACCACACCGCCCCCGTCATTCGCATCTCAATTGACTGGACTTGGCCTGACGGGTCTGAGCCTGTATAACATGTTGGGTGGAGGCAAGTAATGAGCATTGGTGATCTTTACGAGAAAAGTGTTCTTGAAAAAACCGAAAACCCATCGGTCGCTGCAATTATGGCTGCATATCCAACCATGGATAAGTTAGATGCGGCTATTCAGATGAAAAAAGTACCTCAAACTACTGAAGTAGGAATTGTTGCTGAAATCTACGGCCGCATCATCGCTGATGCAATGGCAAAACAAGCGCAGGCTAATACCAGCACCGTATTAGAGGATCGGTTAGCTATGGGTGCGCCACCTAAAGCTGCTGGTCTCCCAGCAGTGCCTGTTAGAGAAGAAATGTTTCAAGAGACCATGACTGGAGCGACGGGCGGTCTAGTGGCTATGGCGAATGGGGGAACTCCTCCAACGTTTACAAATGCTTTATACGGTGCAGATCCTAATATTCCTGTTCGTCCGTATCAGTTTCAACAGGCTGACATGGAGCCTCGTAGACCTTTTGGGACAGGCAAGCCACTTACAATACAAGAAAAAATTGCTAGATATAAATTTCTTTTAGAAGCCGCACCCCAAGTAGCAGCAGAAGAATTAAATAAAGACCCTGAGTTAAAAGCGGCTCTTTCACCTAAACCTGCTGCTCCTGCTGCCCCCACACCCGCGCCTGCTGTTAAACCTCCTGCTGGATTGCCTGCCGCAGCTGCCGCTGCTAAACCTACTGCACCTGCAGCGGGGGTTGCAGGTCTTGATGAGTATAAAAAAGCGGAAGAAGAGCGTATAAAAGCAATGGAAAAAGCTGTAGGTAAACAAACTACTACTCCTGAGGAAGTTGCGCGGCAACAAGAAATTTATAAGGCAATGGGCGTTGACCCTGACTTCTTTCAAAAACGAGCTAGAGAATTAGTTCAACAAACTGAAGCATTAAAAGGTGACCGCAAAGAAGCTGCCAATATGCGTTTGCTTGAGGCTGGTCTCAGCATCCTTGGTGGGACGTCGCCGTACGCATTTGAGAACATCGGTAAGGGCGCAAGCAAAGCGCTGGCTGGGTTTGCTGATGACATCAAGGACATCAAAAAACAGACTCGTGAGCTAGATAAAGCACGCCAAGAAGTTCTTGCTGCAGAGCAAGCAGCTGCTAGATCTGATTCCGCTACTATTTCAGCTAGGCTAGATCGTAGTAAAGAAAAAGTTGAGGCTAAAGAAGAAGCTGTAAGAAACGCAAAATCTGACCTTCAAAAGAATTTGTACAGTATGGATCTTGAGGGTAGAAAAACTGCTGCTACTGAACTGTCAGCTAAAGCACAAATGACGTCTGCCCAAAGACCAAGAGAGTCTGAAAGAAAGCCAACATCTTTTAAAGATATTATTGAAATTGCAAAGAGTCTTACACCTTCAGGGAAAGTTTGGGAAAGTATGACTGATCAAGAAAGACAAAACTTAATTGATCAAGCCCAAATTTACAATGCATTTAATGCGAGCGGAATGAGTTTAAGTTCTGTTCTTTCTCCTTCGTTCCAAGAAGCATTAAGACGAAATCTATCAGGAAAATAAATTATGAGCCCACAAGACCTCCTCACCGCCTACGAAAATGCTAAAAAAAGGGGTGACAAAGAGGCAGTAAAACTTTTTGAGCCGGTACTTAAAGAGTACTTGCGTATCGGCGATGTTTTTGCTACTGCCCCAGCTCCTGAAGCGCCAAAGTCTTCATCTGTTTTGGACATACCACTTGGGGTGGCTAAGGGGGCAGTAACTGGCATCCGGTTCTTAGCTGATACTTTTGGCGCGGACAATCCCATATCAAAAACCTTGATTGGGGCAGAAGACTACCTAGCTAGCCTTTATTCCGCAGGCGCTAAACAAGATCAACAAGAAATCGCACGCATCTTAAAAGATGCAGAAGACAAAGGTGTTCTTGATCAAGTTATTGCAGGACTTAAAGCATTTACTGTAGCTCCTGTTGATCTTCTTTCTCAGGCTTTGGGCACTGCCGCACCGACTGTAGTTGGTGGGTTGTTAGGCACTGCGGCAAAACTAGGCGTTACAGGTATAAGAGCAATCCAAGCTGGTACTGGCGCAGCAATGGGCGCTGGTATGACCAAGAGCAACATCTACACTGCCGTAAAAGAAGAGCTTGAAAAAGCTGGGGTAGATCCTGCGGTTGCAGAAAAACAGGCGGTTCTTGCTCAAGAATACGGCGGTCAGAACTTAGATCAAATCATGCTTGGCGCAGGTTTAGGCGCGGCGGCATCTGTTGGCCCTCTAGAAAAAGTCCTTACTCGGATCGGTGCACGGCAAGGTGCGACTAAACTTGAAGAGGGCGTTGCCGCACGGGGATTAGGTCGGCGCATAGTAGAAGGTGGTGCTAAAGAAGCATTACCAGAAGCGGCGCAAGCAGGTCAAGAACAGCTTGCTCAAAACATCGCGCTGCAGAGAGAAGGCTTTGATGTGCCGACTTTCCGTGGTGTTGCAGGCCAAGCTACGTTGGAAGGACTTGCTGGCTTGGGTCTGGGTACTGTGTCGGGTGCACTGGACACAGAAAAAGAAGCTCCTCCCCCTCGGCCTCCTCAACCTCCGATTCCGACCGAAGCTCAGGAAGCAATGTTCACTGAGGAAGAAGCTCCTCTACAAGAGGCTGCGGACATAAGAACTCAGAGAGCTCAAGAGGAAAAAACAAAAGCTGAAGATATTGAGAATTTGCGCGTCATGCGGGATCAGTACGACGTCCTGCAACGACAAGCTGAAAGCCTTCAAGCAAAGTACGAGGCCGCGCAGACTGCTGAAGAAAGACAACAGTTAATTGAGGAAGGTCAAGGACTTGTTAACTATCTTGGTGAGCCAATTAAGTTAGGGGCGCGCGAGATAAGGCCGACCATATCGGGTCTTGCTGATCAAATAACAGAGCTAGACAAAAAACTTCAGCTAAACACTCTTAAAGAAAAGTCTTTTAACTTAAAAAATCAGTTAGATGCCCTTAATGCGGACATGCAAAAGGCAACGACTGTTGAAGATAAAAATCTTCTTGACGAACGTATTAAACGGACAAGTTTTGACTTAAACCAGACTAACGAGCGGATCGACAAGTTTGACCAGCTTTACAAGTCGTCTAGAGCCCAAGCTCCCGCAGGACAGACGTCATTTGCGTTTGAAGAAGAACCTGCCAAACCGTTTGCTGAACCTGTAGAGGTACCTAGTGCAGCTGTTGAGCCGACTTTGGAAACGGACGAAGGCGGCAGAGAAATACCTACAGGACCTGTTCGTAAATATGCCGTGCAAGAAGACGGAACATACGCACCTGCCGAAGAAGGGGGTCCAGCAAATACTTTATTTATTGATCAAGCAACAGGTCAAATCCAGATGCTCACTCCTGAAGGAGAGCGGGTCAAACTTACATCTCAGCAACAAAAAACAGCGCGTGACTCAGTGAGTGAACTTTATGAGCAGGTGCGTGGACAAGAAGAAAAACTACCTGCGTTTAAAAGTCTTTCTAAACAGCTCCGTCAAGTATTCTTAAAAGCATTAGCAGTAGGGTTTAGGCCCGAAAGCGCGGTATCGCAGGTTGCCATGTATCGGTCTAATCCTGAGGCGTATCTTGAAAACTTCGGGCCAATCGACCAGATCACTCCTCCTACTAGCCGAATTGAAAAACGGACCACAAAACGCTTAGTCGCTGAAGAAATTGGCCTTAAGCAAACCGAAGCTGAAACAGGAATTAGGCGTCAGCTTTTAAGTGCACTTGATCGTGTAGGTGTTGTCCCCACACCAAAAATTGAAGCCGATCAAATTGTTGGTATAGAACAGCCAAAAAACATTAAAATAAATCAAGTTCTTTTTAGAGATACTTCTGTTCTTCCTGCTAATAGATCGGCTCAATATGACCCCGATGCCAAACGTGTTGACGTAAGACTTGATGATCGTGGGCAGATTAATTTAGAGTCTGAAGAGCTAGCGCACGAACTTACGCACGCAGGTACTGTCGAGGTATTAAACACGTACGAAAACAATCCGGAGCTGCTGACTAACGAACAAAGAGAAGCTGCTGAAAACATCTTTAATCTGTTAGAAGAAGCTCGTCGGCTCATTAAAAATGAGCAGTTCCAACCTGCGCTGGAAAACGTCTACGAGTTCGTGGCATATGCGCTAAACAACCAGCCCTTTCAAGCTCGTTTGGCCCGGACAAAAGTTAAACCTGAACTTGCTAAGTACACAAAAGATAGATCTTTGTGGAGCGCGTTGTCGTATGCAATTCAGCGGTTGTTAGGGATCACTGACCCTGAAGGTAACGTTCTTCTAGAAGTTTCTGAATCTTTTAAAAGAATTCTTAAAGCACCTATCGGCGGCGTAAAGATGGCGCCTCTACCAATGCAAGCAGCGGCACAGCCTGCGGCACAGCCTGCTGGGCCTAAAAAAGCTCAGATGAAGAGCGAAACCGCTGATGAGGTGCGGGAACGTCTTAAGCAGACTTTAGTTAATAAAAGACCTTCTTTGTCCACAATTGGTAGCTACATTAAAAAACTGTTTGGAAATTATGGGGCTAAAAAAGGTCTGTTTACGGACCTAGTAAGGTACTTCCAAAACGAACGAGAAGAGCTTAAGACGCTAGAAGATTTTTTAGAGCGCTCAGGCCAGGTCGATTATACGAGTGACAAGAAAAACGCAATTGCTACGTTTTTCTCTCAGGCCAAAAATTTTGCTATGAACGCTTTGAAGCGTGAGATAGAGCCGCTTCAGAGGCAAGTCGCAGATCAGATACGCACAATCATGGACGCCAAAAAAATGGATGAGAACGAGGTTCTCGGTCTATTGCATACGTTTGTGATTGGACAGCACGACAATGAACGCCGCCTACAGGCGTTTTTACAAAAAGTGCCGTTAGAGCCGAATGCTGACACACAACGGCAGGTCATCTACGAAACCGTAGCCATGAAACAAGACACACCGCACGGCAAAGCATTTGCGGATCTGTGGAAGAAAGATAAGAAAGCTGCGCTAAAACAAATAGAACAGCTTCGCAACGATCTTCACCGTCTTGTTGGGTACGATGCGGCAAAGAATGAAGTAACTAATTTTACCAACCACAAATACCCAAATGATGTAGAGCTGCGTAACTTTAAGATGCCGAACTACGACGCCTTGGGCTATTCGTATCAGGTAGCAGAGCAGTTCAAGAAAGATCTTTCTAGAGAAAGTAGAGAGGTACAAACTGCCTTTAAAGATCTGTATGCTGCCATCAAAGAGCTTCAAGAAGTAACGAACCGGTTCAACAAAGATTCTAACTATGCTAGTCCGCAGACTGACAGTGTCATAGCTTTCTACGACTGGAAGAACTATATGCCGTTTAAAGGCAAGCCGCCCAGTGCAGGTGTTCCTAGCAACTTAGAAATCAGCGGTGAAAAAATAAGTGGGGATTTTGTCCAAGGTGACTACGCTTTTGGTGGACGAGACAGCGATGCAGATAACCCGATTCTGCAAGCGCTAGTGGATGCTCGTAGGTCTGCGGTTCGTTATGGGTACCGAGACGTGGCAATTGCGACCAGAAATGTGATTGATTTGCTGGGTAAAAACATCGGTAAAAAAGTTAAAACTATTAGTTTTGCTGATCGTTATTTAGACAAAATTCAACCGCAAGATTTGGTCAAAGAAAACGCTGTGTTTATCTACAACGACGATGGATCAATCGACATCTACGAGATTAACGACCCAACACTAAGAAACGCTATCAAAGGAACATTCCAAGCACAGGGACCGTTTGACTCGATCATTGATAGCGCTAACACAATTACCAGCGCTATGGGCAAGATGCACACTCGTTGGAATCCTGCGTTTGCTCCGTGGGACTTCACGCGTAACTTGTTCACTTACGCAGGTATTGTTGGTCTAGAAAAAGGTGGTAAGGCAGCAGCGAACGTTCTGACTTCTATGGCAAACATTGTCGCTAGAGGTGGGTTCCAAAAGACGTTTAAGTTTTCGCAGATGTACGCAAATGGAAAGTTTGACGAGTTGGAAAAACTAGCTGCGAGAGATCCTTACTACAAAAACATCCTTGATTACTTCGAGCTAGGCGGCAAAGTTGCATACGTTGACGCGCTCAACTCGGCACGGATGTTTGAAAAGACCGCCAAAGAACTTGCAGCAGGTAAACGGCAAAAGTACCAAGAAAACGCCACGCAGTTTATGGATTCTTGGATGGATATGTTTGAACTTTCTAGCCGCATTGCCGCGTTCAGAACGATGCGGGATCAGTATTTCAACGAGATGATGAAAGACCCGAAAGGGAAATCAGAAGCTGAGATACGAAAAGCCGCTGACATCAGAGCTGCCAACTACGCTAAAGAGCTGGCTAACTTTGAAGAAGTGGGTAAGTACGGACGGGAGATTGGTGCATGGTTTATGTTCTTCCGACCAGCAGCTACTGGCTCGGTACGGGCTATAAAAGCACTTGCTCCGGCGTTCTCTTTTGTTGGCGAGAAAGAATTTAAAGAGTACTACAAAAGTCAGACACGTTATGGCGGAGAAAAACTCACTGACAATCAGCTAGACGCCATGTATGAACGCTATAACAAAGAGCGCAAAATGGCCCGAGTGATGTCTACAGCCATCATGGGGATTGGCTTTTTTACATACATGATGGCGTATATGATGTCCGGGGAAGATGATCAAAAACGAAACAAAGTTGGTACCGACGATATGGCCCGATGGGTACGGGCGCTTCGTATAAATACCGGCATAGACGTTAACGGACGAGATCTTGTTCTTCAATTGCCGTGGGGGTTTGGCTCCGGTGCCCTTGCATCTGCTGGATCTCAGGTAGCTGCGCTCTTTACTGGCGGTCAGTCATTCATGCCAGCGATTAGCAATATTGCTGACGCTGCGTTTGAATCTTTCATGCCTATTCAAACGTCTCGTATTGATAAACTTGAGAACCCAACAGGCTGGTTTATTGACTCAATTACGCCATCTGCACTAAAGCCTTTTGTGCAGTTCACTATGAATGTAGATGGTCTTGGGCGCAGAATTTATCCTGATCGCCAGACGTCGCGTTACGCAGACGCGTATATGAGCACGGACAATGTGCCTTCAATGTATAGCGACATAGCCAGATGGTGGCTCTCAAATACGGGCATGGATGTGTCACCAAACAGCATCTACTTTTTTGCGAACAACTACATAGACGGATTAGCAAAAGCGATTTCGACAACAAACAATTTGGTACAAGTAGCAGCGGGTAATAAAGATTTTGACCCACGCACAGACACGTATCTGCTCGATTCCTACTTGAAGGCGCCTTCTAACTACGATGCTATCCAGTTCAAGAAAGTTGAAAAAGAAGTTATTGAACTTTCTAAACGGCTAAAAAGTCTAGAAGGAAAGCCAGAGTATGCAGAGTTTGTTCGTGAAAATCCTATTGCGCCAGCTCTTGTTGCACAGTACAACAAGTTTGTTAACGGTGGTCTACGCAACATTAATCAGGCGATGAACACAATCAGGCGTTCGGACACCATGACCGCTAAAGAAAAAGAAGATCAGCTACAGTTGCTTAGGAAGACTCAGAACCTGCTTAAGTCTTCTTTCACAAATTCCGCGCAACAATACATGGAAATTAAACCCGATTAACTCACCCGCCAAGACCTGACGCCAAGCACACCGTCTTCTACGACGGTATAGGTCTTCATTCGAACACCGTCACGTTTTGACGTCACATCAATAATGTAATGCGCGTAAGCAGGTCTGACAGTCGGAAAGAAGAAGCTCTCCCCTATTTGCATCACTTCGTAGGGAAAGAGCCACTCCGGTTCCTCAAACGCTACTATCTTCTCCGAGGGTTTCAGTGATAAAGCTTTCGGCATCTTTTTTGAAGTAGTAAGCCCAAACATTTGCTGACCCAAGACCGTTCTTCCAACCAGCCCCAAGACGCTTTTTATCTCTCTTAATCAAAAGACCCGACTTCGTGAGCTTGTTTTCAAACTGCTCAAAGTTGGTCATGTTCCTCTCGGTCAAGTACTTCTTGAGTTCTGAAGAACTCACATAGACCATGCCTTCATCTACTTCGTACCTGACTTTCAATGCTGCCCTAGGTTCAAGCACGCACTTGTCACCATTGAAGGCAATTGAATGTTGAATATTCGCCAATAAGAAATCATCAACATAATCGGCCATGTCCTTGTTCGCGGCTTTTCTGTAGTTATGTTGGCGGTGCATATCCTTTAAGAAGAATTTAAACATTGCCTCAAGGTCGTAGTTTAACAACCCCATCCTGTTGGCTATTTCTCCTGCGGCAAAAATACACGCCGTAACACTATTCCAATAGGTATAGTCCGTCATGTCATAAAATTCACTTTCCATACGCAACTTCCATTTTTCAATAAGATTAGCTACGTACGGCAGACCTAGTCGATATAGTTCTTCAATATAAACGGGCCCAGCATGTCCATAGTGATGCCGCAAAGGCTCTATCAAACTACGACCTACGCTATCAGATAATTTAATACCTCCATTTAAGTTAATAATTTCAAACTCAAGTAGGCGCCGCATTTCACCACCAGCGTCAGGGTTGTAAGACTGAATTTTATCAATCACTGATCTATTTGACGTCATAACAGTAATTAATTTAGAACCTTCATGAGTTTTACGTTCTTGATTGTATGAACTCTGCAGCCTGATCTTAGAAACTTCATTCATTGCTAATTTATAAACAACCTGACCAATAATTTCATCTTTCCAATGAGTAACCTCATCTAGCCCCAGCATTAGGCTATTAAGAGTTGTAGCTCGTGATATCAAAGCCTGTTGAGTTGCTCCATCTTGGGTTGCAATTTTTTGTTTTTCTGGATCGCCAAATACACTTAAACCACCATATAAAGTTCCCGTCTTACCCATACCCTTATCGCCGTTAAAAGAAATTGTGCAGCCCGGGATGTTGGATAGTGCAATCAACGGAGATGCAAAACCTACAAGCACTCCGTAAGCAAACATATAGTACCGGTCAGTTTCCATATATTGCTGAACCGTTTTTTGCCAAACCTCAAGGTCTCCGTACTCTTTTAGAAGCGGCGCGACATTGCGTGTCGTAGATGCGATTGGGCAAGTAAAGCGGCCTCGTGGTGTTATTTCTAACTCACCGATTACAAATGATCCCTTCTCAGGGTTCTTAGTCCAGCCCATCTGGACGCGCATTTCTTCTACCTTTTGCATCTTAATCAAGTATGAGCTCCATTTCATAAGATATTCTTTGAAGTGAGGGAAGGCTATCTCAGTGATCATTACCGCGTTGGAGTACAAGAACTCTTTAAACGCATCGGTCTTGCCCAACATCTTCATTGGGATGATTAGATCCTGTACACCATCTTTAGGGGTGAAGTGCCGCATATGCAAGCACTCGCCGTCGAACGGACTCGTCATCCGTTTAATTGGTACTAGATCATATGGGTAAACCTGAAAGTCTTCTTGAACAATCTTTGTTCCGTCTTTGGCAGTCTTGTCAGGCATCTGCCTATATATACCACCGCTGATAGCACGTCTGAACGGGAAGAGTGCTTCGGGAAAGACTACATACTTCTGCGGGAACGTTTTGTCGTCTTCATTTTGTACTGATTCTGGCTCAACTGATTCGACTGGTTCTGACTCGGTTGGTACTGTGGGAGGAGAAGACCCCGGTTCGGCGACGCGTAATCTGATTCCGATCCCAATTGGGGACTTGGTTTTAACTTGCCCTTTATAGGGACAACCTTCGCAACCACCGGGGTTTGCGTCTTCAAACTTGTCGCACCCGTGTGCCCATTTTGCTTCGTTGAGACTTTGTTGGGCTTTTCTTTCTGTTTCGTCGTAGCTATATCCGGGGTAGTCTTCGGACATGAGGTGGATAGCTGTATCAGCATCAACACACCTAGCGGCGACAGATATTCCAGCGTACCAGAGCGGCTCCGGACAACTAGCGGAGTTTTCGAGCATCCACTTGATCTGGTTGCACCCGTTTCCGTCGAGGGATCGTTGAGCAATTTCTTGAAAGACGTATTCATAATTGTCGTACCCAAGGAGTTTGAGAGTGTCTTCGTCTAGACCTTTTTTGACTTTCTTCAGGTCAAAGGCATCGGGGTTAATTTGCACTTCACCTAGGCGTGAAACGAAATCTTCCAAGTCGTAGGTAAAGATCTCAGTGATCAGCTCTGTGCCCGCAGTCGTACCGTCCTTGTTGTACTTCGTCGTATAAGGGATACGTAAGACACGCGAGGAGTCGGCTGGCACTGCTGGGTCGATAACCAACCCATGATCCTGCATCATCTTTTTAAACGTGGACGCGTACATGCGCCACACCTTGGCTTCTATCTCTTCTTTAAGAATCCAGTAGACGTGCAGTCCGTTGCCAGAATCAACGATGGTTGGTTCAGGAAATTTATACGCCTCAATGAAAGACGCTAACGCCGCGAACGCTTCGTCGCGCGTGTTATAACTATTCTTTGCCTTACCAACGTCGATATCAATGAAGAACGTCTTAAGGTACATACTATCTTCGGCAAGGCGGCGATAGCCCTCAAAAGAAGACAGTGCAAAGTAGATGTTCCCTTCTTGTTTTTTCTGCTTTTCAATCTCCTTGTAAAGTTTTTCTAAGTCTGCATTCTCAATGAAGTGCTGATGAACTTCCTTGGTGCCTTTAATTCTTACTACGCAATAATTGCCTTGGCTTGGCAATATTGTCTCAAGAAATTTTTTGTACATGGCAGTAGAGACAATAAGGGCAGGGACCAGCCCTGCCCAATTAACAATACCCGTTATACGGGGCCAGAAGTGAGGCTTTCGTAGTACGCCTCAATGCTTTTATAGTTCGTGAGTGGTAGAACCCCTTTTTGTAGGTCTGCGTCAATTATTCGGATAAGTGCTTCAAGATACTGAACACGTTCTGAGCTTACTTTGCCGCCTCTAAACCAAGCGTGCACGGTCTGTCTGCTGACCCCAAGAAGTTTGGATACCAGCGTGGTAGGTATGTTTGCTTTAACACATCTTTTAGCAAGTACAACCCCAATCCCGTCGCGTACACCCATGGTTTTAAGCGACTTAATAAACTCAGAACTATAGTTCCTAGGCACTCTTCTTTGCCCACTTCTTTACAAGATCAGATGCGCTACCATCGGTAGCTGCCCCAGCTTCAGCGCGTTTAGTACTCTCACGCTTGACTGGTTCGGGCTCAGGCTCACCTTCATCAACTTGGTATACAGTCAGTTTAACAGCCCCTTCAGCAGCGGGTGTCTTACCTTGACGACGAATTACATCCATATCATCCGCTGATACTGCTCCAGCAGGAGAAAACAGGACACGGGGTACTTTTGCCTTGGTATCAAACTGCATCTTGGTAACAACAGCACCCGCACTTACGTTGTGGGAAGCAAGCATCTGCACATAGGGACGGAAGGGCCAGCGACCATTGTCTTCCTCGCCAAAAGAAGATGTTGCGGGAAGAACTAGCTGATAAACAGGGCCATCTAACTGCTGAGGCAACACGACCGCAGTACGCCAAGATAAACGGCATGCCGTACCAATACCACCTTGACCAGAGCCTTTAATCGCATTAGCACATCCTTGACAGGTATCGCTTACAGGATTTTTTACATCAGGACTGGGTGTCTTGGAATCGTTAGACCAACATGCTGGAGAGACCTTCTGACCTTCCTTATACGACTCCGCGTAGAAAGTACGCGATGGATCATGGGCCATCTTAACAAATACGATGTTCATGAAACGATCCTCAATAGAAGCTTGCTCCTTGCCGTTGACCATCATACGGAAAGTGCCACCAGCGATTGAGATTCGCTTAGTGCCTAGGCCACCTGCGACTGCTGCGGTATCTTCGTCAAGACCGTGTTGAACAAGGGCTGCAGCGTTAGAAAGAATAGTTGCAAGTTCGTTACTCATTTTGTACTGCTCCTTTACTGGTTGAGTGCTTCAAAGTCAAGTGACTGTGTTTCTTTGGATGGCTTACGTACCGTGATGACATACTCCTTCGCCACGTTCACGCCGGGAGGGAGGCCATCCGATTCCTTCCCGATCATGAATTCTTCAAAGTTTGACTCATGAACCCGCTTCTGCAAAAGCTGCGGTGCGCGATTTTTGATGACAAACTCATAAAACGTATCCCAGTCAAGCACATGGAATCTTGACTTGACCCCGCGCATGACGGTGCCGTTGGGGGTACGGATACTATCTGCGCCCTGCTCCGCGCAAAGTTTGAGCATCTCTTGCTCAAGGATAGTCTGCTCAGATTTTAGGCTCTCATCTACTTTTTTAAACTCAAACGACAACTTCTCACGCTCGGTGCGTATCGCCATGTATGCACTGGTAAGGTCGTTAATATTCATACTTCCTCCGTTTCTAACTCGTTTGTGTACAGTTCGACTAGTTTTGAATGTAGGTCAATCTTGTTCTCAAGCATTTTGTACATCTTGCGCTCTACCTCTGACCCTTCAAGGTTAATGACAGTCATCTTTTTCTGCTGTCCCACCCTATCAATACGCGCTACACACTGAATATAAGTCTCAACTGACATGACTGGCGACCAAAATATGATCGTATCAGCCGCAGTCAACGTGACTCCATGTGATGCTGCTTGAGGCTGGATGACTAAAACCCGTGGGTTGTCTGTCGTCTGGAACCTGTTAAAGATAGCTCCTCGTTCAGATGCGCTTACGTCGCCTGAAATTATCTCTGCGGTATAACCCTCCTTTCTTAAGTAGTTTGTGACAAGCTGGATAGTGTGCGTGTACGGCACAAAGACCAGCACCTTATGCTCTGTCTCTTCCAGAGCTTCTTTTAAGATGGCAAGGCGGTTAGATATATCAAACTCAACTATCTCGCCATCATCCGTATAGACTGCGCCGCCTGACAACTGAAGAAGTTTTGTCAGTAACGCTGCTGCATTGACTGCTGAGATCTGCTCTCCCGCTGCCTTCACCATGCGGTCGTCACGGATCATTTTGTAATACCTTTGCTGCTGCAACGTAAGCGGCGCGGCCCTGTATTGATAGGTCACATCAGGTAGATCAAGACACTCTGCTTTGGTGTAGCGGATCGCAGGTTGAAGCGCCCTGTATACGATGTCCCGTGACCCCGGCTTTGGTAACCACTTGAACTTGCTTACCTGGAACATGACTTTGTCTTGCCATGAGTTTTTAAATTTTGGTACGTTGTCAGGACATACAAGCCGCGCTAGTCCGTACGCATCAATAGGTGACTGAGACGCAGGGGTGCCAGTCATCATCCACAATCCCATGTGCGGATACAAAATAGACCTTAAAGTCTTCCATCGTTGGGTGCTTGTGCTTTTGTATGCGTTGGCCTCGTCAACAATGACCAGATCAAACTGCGCGGCATTGATCTCACTGCGTACGATGTTTACACCATCGTAATTAATGATGATGAACTCGTAGTCGCTCTCAAGAATTTTCTTACGCTTGCTAGCCGATCCATGGGCAACGGCAGTTCGTCTGTGCATCGCAGTCTTAAACAAGTCTGCTTGCCATGCCGAGTACATAATTGAGAGGGGACATATGACAAGAACTTTTTTTATTAAGCCAAGTTCCATAAGATAGTCCGCAGCCCATATCGCTGAGGATGTCTTGCCTGTGCCAGCTTCGTTAAAACAGAACGCGCGTCTGTTATTGACTAAAAAGTTAGCAGTGCTAATTTGATGTTGGAACGGTTTAAACAAACCGGGCCATTTGTAATCCTGCATACAACTCCTTTAACTAGATTCGACTAGACGTACTAGCTGGGGCCGAAGCCCCACTAGCACGGTTGAACCTAACACGCCGGAGAGCATAGAGTGCAAGAGCGCCGTTCAACTGATGCGGTTAATTGAGACCACCGTGGGAGGGCGGCTCCTAAAGGCTCACTCACACCTTACGACCTTCAGGCTATCAGGCAGAAAAGAAACTGATAGGCTCAGATCGTATTTTAGGGCGACTTAAAAATATGTCAAGTCTTTTTTCGTTCGCGCTTGCTTTTTTCTGAAACTAGACGCCTAGAGGAATCCCTTAGAAACGAACGGTTGACACTTGCGGGCTGTATGGTGTAGCCATCTTTGTTATTACCACCTTTGCTCAAAGCTTTTTTGTGAGAGACGTCTTTGCCCTCACGCATGTCTGCTTTGCCGTTACCGTTCTTGTCTTTGCCCTTCTTGTCAAGAGCACGTCTAGCCCGTTGTCGCTCCATGCGGTCTGCATGTTCACCCCGCGCAACTTGTTGCTCGTATTCTTTCTTGTAGGGCCTTGGCTTGTTGACGTAGGGCATGATTAAGCCTTATTAAATTTGCATGTTTTCACTGCGCAGTACGCACACAGAGCTGATGGAGACTCAACCCACTCGTCCTTCTCATGTGCCAACTTCAGTCGCTCAAGGTCGGGCAGGAAGTGCTCCCAAAGAGATGCGCTATTTTCTCTCGTATAGTCTTCTGATACAAGATGTTTTTTATTGACAAACACAAGAGCAGAGCGTACAGAGTCCACCTCAGAAAAGTGCGCAAAAATCATCAGCGCCATGAGCTTCAACTGGTTCACGTCAGGGTAGCGCTCACTGCCTGTCTTCCAGTCAACTACTGTAGCGATCTTGTTCTCGCGGTTTAGGATGATCAGGTCAGCAATGCCTCGCACCCACCGATTCTTGTCTGAAAAGTCGCATGCGGTACGGTCAAACTTCAACGCCATCTTATGCTCAACCATCTTTTCTCCGGGTAGCTCCAAGATGGGATCAATATATTCCTTGTAGTGCAGATAATTTTTAGGTAGAGGTGTGCCATCCTTAATGTAGTGTTCGATGGCGCTATGGATTCGTTGCCCTACAAGGATTGCTTCAGTGGGTACAAACTCAAAGTTCTTAAGAATTTTTATTTCATGGTATCTCTTAGGACACCCAGCAAAATCTTTAAGACTTGAGTACGACCACTGAAGCTGATCCATTTTACTAACCCTTTATTGTATGCGGCAACGGGACCACCTTATGGAGACGGTGTTTCATCTCACGAGCTTCGGTACAAAGTTCGGTAACCGCTTGTAGACACTCATTAAAATTTTTGTCGTTAAAAAATCTTTCGACGCCCGTCACTAAACTCTTGACGCGGATTAAATTTTCTGAGTAGTCATCATACTCCATGGCTTGTTTCATTAGCAATCTCCATAAGAACGACCAAAATTTGCTTCACAGGTGACTGGAAGCCCCGACGCCCAAGTGGGCGCTATCTTCATACACCGAGTTATGTACTCGGTTGCACTTTCTACCTCATCTTCAGGAACTACGCAAACCACCGCGTCATGAACAGTCAGCACGGGGCGATACTCCTTACTGATCTCCAACATCTGCTCCCCCACGATGCACCGTGCCAATGCTTGCACGATATTCTCCACAACTGCTCCACCCCAGATTGACACCGGACCTTTGCGAGACTCATACATAATTTTGGATTTTGCTTCGCTAGTGTCTTTCTTAATATTTGCGTATCTTATAAAAAAGTTATTAGGCAGTAAGATCCCTTGCGGCGTAGCGGTCACGCAGTCTTTCTTGCCAAGATAGTAATCAGTGATGGGCGCACCGTTTTTGATAGGCCAAGATATAAGCTGCTCCAAGTATGAGTCGCAGTCAGCCCACAGGTCTGTGATCTTGTCATTCTCTTCTCTGTAAAGATTGACCATCTCTTTGGCTTCGTCTTCCGTGACAGTCGCGCCGGGAGGTTGCGTCTTTAGAGTGTGCTGGAGCTTCAGCGCGCCTGTGCCATATCCTAGCCCCAAGATGCAAGTCTTACCCACAAAGCGTTCAATAGGATTATCTTTGCTAATCCTTCGCTTATAAATTTTACTAGCAAACTCGGAGTAGACATCACGCCCCTCAGCAAACGCCTGTACCACGTCTGTTTGACCTGCCAGCCACGCAAGCACACGCGCCTCGATCTGAGAAGAGTCACAGTTAATGACTACGTAACCGTCTGGAGCGACCACCGCGTTCTTGAGAGCTTTCTTCTTTTTGTCTCTACTCGGAAGATTTTGAAAGTTAACCTTATCAGAGCCAGCCCATCGACCTGTGTGAGCACCATAATATTTAAGAGGAATAGGTAGTCGACCATTATTTCTAGAACCAACGTCAATGAACCGTTGTATACGGGATTCTTCGATGGTTGATTTAGTACCGAGCCGGACAGAGCATAAATGTTGTACGAACGAGTCTTCATGCTCTAATAATTCAAGGAAGCCCTCATCATTTTTAGCGAGTGCGTACGTATCTTTTCCTGTGCGAGGTGAAACTTTCATTGGTACTTCAACACCAAACGACGTTAGCGTATCCGCGAACTTTTTATTTGATGCTAGTTTTTGCCTGACCTCTTCTTCGTCTGCGCACTCAAGTTTTTCTTTGAGCGACCCAAGCAGTTCCATCTTCTCGTTGTTTAGCTCAACAAGTCTTTCCTGAAGCAGACTGCTATCGACCGTCAGCACAGGCTGAATAAACATGCGTAGCGTTAAGTCGATAAGGTCAAGCTCACTCTCCGCAAACCTCGACACCATGCAATTGAATAGTTTATAAGTTAGCTCAACGTCGTTCTTGCAGTACTCGCCATAGCGGTTTAGTTCTGCTTCGGTAAAGTCGGCTGCGCGTTTGCCTTTAGCCTCAATTACCTCAGTACCTTTCACTCCGATCTCATATCGTTCGGCAAGAGCTTTTAATGAGCCACCTGCGTCTACGCCGTGCAGTGCGCGAGCCATGCTAAGTGTGTCAATGTATTTCTTTGGAAAGATTTTTAGGTTCCACGCTAGTATCGCGCCGTCAAACATTGTATTATGACAGATCAGCGCAGAGTTTCTCCAAGGAAGAGAGAGAAGATGCTTATTTAGTGTTTCACGTGCACCTGAAACCCAATATGCCGGGGCATCATCAATCTTTATTCCTACTCCGATAATCTCAAATTGCTCGTCTCTGATGTACTCTTCAGTCGTTAGGCGAGTCAGCGAGAAGCCTGTGTCATAAAAAGTTTCAAAGTCGAGCGTTATTAGGTGCATCTATTTTTACCCTGTAAAGTTTAGTATTGCCTTGTTTGGTCACGATTATTAACCCAGCCGCTTCAAGTCCACTAAGCGCGTTTGAAATTGAACTTGTGCTCAAAATAAAATATTTAGCTAACTGTTTTTGAGTGACGGGTTTTTTATGCGTGTTTAGGTAGTCAAAGACTTTTCGTTCTACTCTAGAAAAAATTGGTTTCACTTTTCTTCCCCGTAAAGAATTTTAGTCAAAGCTTCACGACGATCTTTAACTTCCGGGGAATAATCTAAAGTATCGCTTTCCTCCCACACACGCAGAAATCTTTCAAGGTCGGCAGCTGCTTCCTTAAGTTTTAAGAACTGATCATTATCTTTCTTTGTTGATTTAATCCCTTCGATTACGGCACGGGTGAATAAGATAGAAATTAGCTGGTTCATGTCTTCCCGCGAGCAGTCAAGGTTGTAAGTAACAGTACCATCATCGTTCTCCTCTACCTCTTCAAGATGAAAAGAAAAGGATTTAATACCTGCGTCATTGTTTTGTGCAATCGTCATGAGGTTTCCTTTCGGGGGGTTGGGAAATGGTTAAGTTCAAAAAAATAAAAAAGCTGACCGTGGGCTTGAGGCAAGAATTGGAGACACTCCAACGCGCCTGCTTACCCGAAGACACCCCCGTCTTTCCTGAGAACGGAGTATGGTGGGTCGGTCTCGACGGGTCACAAGCGGTAGCATTCTGTTTGATAGAACCATCTTGCCAATGGCTCGACACCGCTTATCTTGCTCGTTCTGGGGTCTTGAAGGCATGGCGGGGTCAGGGATTGCAGAAGAAAATGATCGGGATACGCGAACGCTACGCAAAAAAGGCTGGCTACAGATGGATGATCAGCGATACTACCGACAACCCCCCAAGCGCTAACAGTCTCATGTCTAGAGGTTACCGCATCTTTGCCCCCAGTGCACCTTGGGGAATGGACTGCACTCTTTATTGGCGAAAAAGGCTTAGGGAGGACTAATGCCATACAAAGACCCCGAAGTTAAGAAAGCCAAACACCGAGAGTATTCCAAAAAGTGGTACCAAAAAAACAAAGGAGCACATCAGAACACTGTCAAGAAGAACAAAGTTAGTGCCAGAAAAAAATGGGTTGAGTTCAAAGCATCCCAAAAATGCGCCCATTGCGGAGCGTCTCATCCAGCCATCATTGACTTTCATCATGTCATCAGAGATAAAACTAAGAAAGCCGTAAACAGGTTAGTAGGGGACAACAAATACAGAGCGGCATACGAAGAAATAAAAAAATGTATACCGCTCTGTTCAAACTGCCACCGAGTCCTGCACTGGGACGAAGCACAGATTAAAAAGCTTAAGCGGGAACGGAAGAAGGCCAAAGTAAAGGTATCTCAATAGCCTCTTCCTCATCCTCATCCTCATCTTCTTCTGCTACAACTTCCTTGGCTTCACGGTTTGCAATGTAAACCTCTTCCACGATGTCCTTAATTTCAGCAGCTTTTGACGATACGATGCCCAATACCGTGGCGACAGAGTCCGCGTTAAACCCGGACGTATCATTAAGAACGGCGTCTTGCAGCACATCAACGAGCGCCTGAAGTTCATAGGACGAGGTCTCAAGATCGTTAAGATGGTTCCATGTGATGTTCATTTGATGCTCCTAAGTTAGAAATTTTTCAAAGAGCCGACAAAAGTCAGCATGTACATCTTCCAGCAAGTGTGTTTCATTTTCAGGTAGATCCTGATGTTTAATACGGTTTCTCAAAAGATAGTAAAAACCGTTTGCATTTGTACGCGCTTCTTCTGCCAGCCGTTCAGAGGTCAGCAGTTGGATGGCATCCTCTATGCTTTCCACTTCAATCGTCATCCGAATCATGGTCATCTTCTTCCTCCTCGTCGTCTGGGCCATTAATCTTCCAAAAGTCTGGGTCTGGGGTCCAAGGTGGTATATCGCTCATGTATTTTTCTCCTTTAGTTTGGCTTCGATGGCTCGGGCAAAATCAAACTCATCCTCATTGTCCATCGCATCATAGATGTCAGCCTCTGTCAGCCCAACCCATTCACGCTTTGCTAAATGCCTTCCTCTTGGTGTACATGGCTCCTTACAAGAGTCATACTTTTGGCAGCATAGTTCATACTCATCTTTAATCTTTGGTGAAATCTGAGCATCACGAATTGGAAACCCACGCCTACGCACCTCTTCAAGCAAAGCATCATCAGTAACGTTCCGCCACTGTTCCATGCAAATCAACTCGGCAAAGTGTTCGATGTCCCCATGCAAAGTCAGGCCGTGTTCTTCGATCAGTTTGAATACGTCAGTCATTTCTTCTCCTCATGATTGTTTATCACCGTCACACCCTTACATGCCGCAGGCCAAATGTATTCGGCTTGATTGATAGTCAGGTCTCTCGGCCCGTCACGCAACATAGAAAGAAGTTGCGGCGTAGTAGCAGTCCAGTTCTTTGGCGCTGGCTCTTCTGGGCAAATCGTGAATGTATAAGGCAGTTTAGCCATTGTTCTTCTCCTTTAGTTTGGCTTCGATGGCACGAAAATACTTGTATGTATCTACTGTGCTGCACGACTTCACGGCGTTATCTATCTCTTCGTCCGTCAGCCCAACCCATTCTGCCTTTTTGATCGCCAGCGCAAAGCTGACTAACCTATCTGGTTGAAAATTCCAGCGTCCAAAGTCGTCCATCCAACCGTGCTTCTCAGCCAAGTCAAAGATCTCCTCATCAGTCAACCCAACCCATTTGTCAGAAACTCGTACATTTTTTTCTGACCATGCCGCTTGTTGAGCCTCGTCCCATGCTTTTTCAAGCCAGTTCAGCCATTCGGTTTTTATCATTGGTTTAGCCACTGTTCTTCTCCTCATAGGCCAAGTTCCGCATCGATGCGGGCCAGTTCGTCCAATGCTGCCCTTTGACGAGCAGTCAGCCCGACCCATTCTGCCTTTTTGATCTCCAGCGCAAACTTGATTAGCCCGTCATCCTTGAAATTCCAACGCCCAAAGTCATCCTGCCAACCATGCCGCTCTGATATCTCAAAGATATCTTCGTCAGTCATTTCTCATTCCCCTTTAGCCACAGTGCGGCGCAAACATATTCAAGTCTTTCGCTTGGCTTCTCAGCGTTTAAAGCATCTTGAAAACCTTTCTCGTAAGACTTCACAAGATCTTCGGGATTGATGGTCTTAACGTTATCCCTCCAAAACCCAAGCAGTACTACCAATAAACAACCTGCGATAAATCCATATCTGAATCTGTTCAAAATAAAGCCTCCTCAATGTTTGATAAAGAATCCGTTTTTGACGTGGCAACACGTTTAATTAGGTCTTTATGGGTGTGGATATAAGATGGGTAAGGCCAGTCGGTGTTACTGGGGATGCGCACTGTGACGTTATCTCCCTCAATCTTGGAAATAAAACCGATCTGACCTGTCTGCTTAATTCTTACGCGCTGATCTAGCCGTAGCATCTTTGTGCGCATTAATACGATTTATAAGGTGAACCTTTATAAGCAGCAAATCTTCAAGGCGTTTGTTGATTGATTCTACCTCACCCAATAGAACTTCAACGTATACATCTAGTACAGGTGTAGCTTCTTCAGGTTTGATTTCACGCACGGATGAACTCATATTTACGTGCGACTTAGATGACTTCACAAAATATTTCTTAGCGGCATTGCGAGAAATAAATCCCTGCTTACGCATGCGGTCAAGGACAGAATAAACAAACCCATTCTTGATGTTTAACTCTTTACCAATTTCAACCGCGTTTAGTGGGCCCTTATCATTCAACAGGGTTACGATTTTGTGGTCATGTACAGGCTTACGCATAGTTTGATACTCCTTCTTCTAAAAGTTGAACTAAGTTAACTACGTTGAACTCGTTTATCACTAAGGATTGCCCTCCGTTGGTTTCTATCTGCTGAAGATTGTGTATCTGTAGCGCAGTCGGCTTACCTCTTCCGGCCTTGCATTCGATACCGATGAAGCGACCTTTGTGACAAACAAGGAAATCGGGCGCCCCTGAGTTGCCGTACCCGCCAGTGACAGGCATGACATAGTAGGCGCCCACTGCTAAGAGAACTTCTTTGACTTTCTTCTTTACCTTACTTTCCGGTGTAGCCACAGAAGCTCTCTAAGTACGGGAATGTTGGGCGATCATTGGCGATGTACGCACCGCCGATCCGTCTGTACGAAGTGGTTATAAATGCCATCTTGTTAGAACCATACATCTCACCCTTCATATATGTCAAGTGTTTGCTCGGTATGACTACAACAAAAAGTGAGGGCGTGACCATCCAACCGATCTCGTACAAGGGATGATCTGGGCGGCACTCATACACATCTCGTAGAAGATTCCCACTAGACGGAAGCGCTAGTGGTTCGATAGTAGCCGCACGGATCATTGTGAGTTTGGACTTTATCTCATCAGGTAGTTCGTCTGGTGTGTAATACCTGATAAGGTTGTCCCCGACATACACCTCGTAGTTGCCCTCAATGAAAGCGACCGGCACACGATGGTGGTCTGTAAGAAGTGGATGTTGTATCGGGGTTAGTTTAGTTTGCATTTAGGCCCACAATCATGAGTTTCTGTAAGAACATGTAGCGGTGATCGTAGTAATGCATCGTGCCAAATTCTTCATCCACATGATCGATTTTAGGCAGGATCTCTTTGTCCAAATTACCGTGTTGAGTCTCTCGGGCGGTGCGCCACATCTTGTACTGAACTAAAAACTCAACAGGAAGCTCCTCCAAGCTTAAATAAGATTTCATGGGCTCCGTGAATTCATACTGTTTATTGTCGTTCAGTTTGATCTTGCCGAAGCTCATCGGCTCGTTATCGCACACACAGAATACATACGCTTCACTGAACACAGACTTAGCTTCCTCAGAGGCTTTGTCCTCTGCCTCCTTCTCGCTTACAAACTTTTTGATCTTGTCCAACGTGTAAGACAAGGTTGCGGATTTGTAGGTTGGGTTGATCTCAAGTTTCAGGATTTCCGCGAGTTCGCTTGATACAAGCGGCATGTTGCGATTATGCGAAGTATATCTTCTTGACAGTGTTTCACGTATGTCTTCTACTTTTTTCTTGGGGTAGTAACGCTCGATTGGTACTACCGGAAGATCTTTCTTTATGGTTCTTATCAGCATCTTGAGGCTATTAGATACACGGGAGAGTCTATCTATACCACGGCCTCGATCTCTCTTGACTAATGGGCTAACGAACCGATAAATCGTAGAAAGATCACCATCTTTTGTAGTGCCGGGCGTAGTAGTGATCGCCCCGACATAAGCGCCATCCTCAGTTGTGATAACCACCATATCGCTCTGATGAACGTCGTAAGCAAACCAGCCGAATACGACATTAAGTTCTTGCATAAATTGCCGTGTTGCTTGGTTCTTGTTCAGCATCTCTAGTGCTTCGGGCTTTGTGAATTGGTTGGTGTATTTCATGTGCTCTCCTTTATAAGGTCTACATCTTGCTCGTTGCTCGGGATACCCTGACCACTCTGTACAAGTATTTGCCTATATGCGTTCCTTTCTTTGTAGAGATGTTTGTAATAAGCTTCCTTAAATGCTTTGAAAGTAAAATCACGTAGGCTTGGGGAGTCTAACTGTCTTTCAACTGCCCACTGCCTCCAATTAGCACTGCTACTAAGCTGCCTTACATCTTTTGCTGCCATGAAAGCGCACATCTTCTCTAGTGGGTCGTTGATTGTATTTAGCCTGACTGACTCCCCACGATACTGCTTCAGCATATTTATCAGTTCACCGGTAGATGAATTCATAAAGTAAGTCTTCATCAAGGTTATCTCTTCCTTGACAGAGTCCCGCACCGCTTTAGTCTTTGCGCGGTCGATCACAGATACCGCAAGATGGTACTTAGAACTGTGGTGCACCTCACCCGTGTCTAGATGCACGCGCAGTCCGTTAAAGATCACATGCGTCTTGTCCCTCACATACGCCATGTCTCTGTGGTCCTGAAGACGGGTATAAAAGGATGGGAACAAACGATGGAGCATCATGTGTGCATCGCCACCATACCCGTTGGGGGCAATGAACTCAAAGGTCCAGTCTTTGTGCAGTTTGCCGAGTACATTGCTGTAGAGTTTTATCTCAATGTAACCATCATGAACGATGTACTTGCGGTGTGAGTAGTCCCGTTTCCCCAACGGATACTCATTTTTTGTGCCCCGATACGGTGTCTTGGCATCCTTCAAAAATTCTTCGTACGTTTTACGTTTTACGATGTCGTTGTAAGCCATATTAGCCCTCCATTAGAACTTTTTTGCCAACAGGAACTTCCAGTCCTTTGTTCTGCGTCACAAGCCAGAGCACAGGCGCTTGGTGTTCCCACTTGATGTTGTTCTCCACATAACCGTCCGTGAAGACGATCACACACTCTGCGGAGATGTTTTTGTTATTTAAGAATTTACTTACACATGAAACCTTAGTTCCGCCACCACCGACGGGCTTCAACATACCTGCAATACCAGCGTATGAACCAGTGAAGACCTGCTCGCCATGAACCTTTGCGTCCCACCAGACAACACGAACTTTCTCAGGTTCGACCGTCTCGCAAATCGAGACCAGTTCTGTAGCGAACGCGGTCAGCTCTGGCCCACCAATAGAACCGCTAGTGTCGATTGCCACCACGATCTCGCCCACAGTCTCGTTGTATGTAGATGGCATGTAGACATCATTTGCCACCAGACGACGATTGAATTTACGCCATGTATATTCTGACTTGCCTACTGTGTATGAGGAGATAAAGTCTCTCAACACTTCGCGCCAATCGACCTTGACCTCAAGAAGACCATCAATGGCACGGTTAGTCTTACCTCCCAACACACCAGCCAAGATCGCACCTTGACGCAACACGCGGTCGATGTCCGCGTCAATCTCTTTCTCGTCATAGTCTTTCGCGGACTCATAGTCGTGCTCATCAATTGAGTCACTATCCATCAGGTCATCAATGTCGGTAGGCTTCGGTGGGTGGTTATTTTGCATTTCACCCTCACCTGAATCACTATCTTGCGGCTTACCTTTGCCTCTACCCGGACCATTACCATCCTCAGGTTTTTCTTTCTTCTTCTTGCGCAGATAGTCATACACTTGTTGCATCGACCAGCCACGGAACATCTCATTCCATAGCGCTCCTGGTGGTAGCTGGATTGAGTTATCGTTCAGCAAGAAGATCATATCGTTGACAACAAAGTCTGCTGCCATGTTGGCGAGTCGTCGATCTTCCTTGAACATAGCCTTGCCACGGAGTATGTGGCGAAAGAACACATGACCATTCTCGTGCATGATCAAACCATTGAGTTGCTCGTCGGTTAGTTTCTGCATGAACTTGTAGCCATACCGTTTATTGAGTCCGTCGGTATATGCGGTTGGAACATCCATCTCAACCGATGACTTACCCAACAAGATCACGCCAGACAGAAGCATGACCTTAGGGTTCTTCAGCAACGCAACGTGTGCTCTCTCAAGTCTCTGCTTCTGCATCAGTAAATCTAATTCTGCTTTACCCATATACCCTCCTTAGAGCATGTGATGGTTGTTAACTGCCCAGTTAGCCACGTCCTTGTTGACACGGGCAAACTTGGCTCGGGGACTACGCAACAGACATACAAACCAAATCGCTTGAATCTCGTGACTCTTGATGCGATTCACAAACTTCTGAAACGCAGTGAGTTTTTCTTGCCCGTCGATATGATCCAAAGCTTGGAATATCATCAGAAGCAACGCGGCAACGTCCTCATCTTTCGGCATGGTTACACCCTCGGGGTCCTTGAAGACATCAATAATCGGTGTCACCTTGTCCTGAAGTGATATGAACGCCATCATGTCACGGGCGGCTCGCTCGCCCACAGTGCCAGAAAGTAATCCAAGAGTGACTGCCTCAGACAATTGCTTCCTGACAACATGATCTGCCTTCTCCAACGAACGGGGAGAAACAAACGACGTAGACTGCTTGTTTGGCATGAAGATATACGGATTCTCTTGCTGATCTGCGTCCATGTAAGACATAAGCATCCGTGGGTACATCGCCACAGTTGCACGGGTGACTGCACTGATGCCATTCTCGTCTGCCCACTTCAACCACTCCTTGAGCTTGGGCTTCTCCATGCGGACAATTGTGAGTCGGTTCGCAGTATGCGCAGGTAGAACATCGCCCACACCATCCGACGCATTGTTAGAAGTCGCAAACACAATCGAACTCTCAGGCAACGGCACATCGCCTACAGTCCGCTCAAGATACATGCGGGTGTAGATCGGCTGCATGAGCTTGGGAACCTTGAGTGCCTCGTCGATCATGATGACCTTGGGTCGTGGGTTACCCATGTTGAACACGCTAGCGACATAGTACTCAAGCGCCTTCGTATCGTGGTTCGGAATGGACGCGGCAATGTCCATCATCTCTTTGTTAGGACCGTCGATGTAGACATAGTCATACTTGTCTGTTTCGTAGTTGTCGCCCGGCCGTCTCCACTGATCTCCGTTATCAATGGCAATCTGTTTGAGGATAGAACTCTTACCGCATCCGGGCTCGGACATCACCATGATTGTGTTGGTCGTACCGATCTGTTTGATAGCCTCAGTGACTTGCTCGATGGTGAGGGTGGGGTGGGTGTTGATTGCTGACATATGGCTCTCCTATTTAGTAGTTCACGAAAGGGTGACACCGAACTTAGACAGAATGCTATCCATGCCATCTTTGACGGATGACCGGACTGCCTCGCTATCTCGGATATCTTCTGCGGATAGATCGCCAATGACTGCTTGCGCCTCCTTACGCATGGCTTCTAGGGTTTCGTCCTGAGTGATGTTGAAGTGGCCTAGCATGTTAATAAGCTCTTTGAGGGAAGAAATAGTTGATTCATAAACTTTCGGCTTACGCTTGCCTTCCTCCGTTGGGTCCGAACACGCGTGAGCGATTCGCTTGATGTAGTCAAGTAATTGTTCCGACGCATCTCGCATCGCGTTCTGGATGGTCTCTTGTGCTGTGTTCTCATAGTGGGTTTTCAAATCCTCTGCAATGTCGTTGGCGATAGCGACCCTGAAGTCTGACTCAGGGACGGGCATGACTGATAGGCGCATAGCGAACCTACTACCGATCTCGTTCACACTAGGGTAGTCCTCCTTCTGAAACAGATCGCCCTGCTTGAACGCCATCTCTGCCACGATGTCTGGATAGCGGTTCACGAACTCCTGAACCAATTCCTTGTGGTCCTGCTCATGCTTGGCCCACTCTGCTTTGAACTTCTCCAGCCGAATGAACGGCAACAGACGATTGGACCCGCACCAGTCATAGGTCCAGCGCTTCATCCAGTTGTATACAGTCTGGCGATGTAGCAATAGTTTCTTGTGGGTTGCATCACCTGCCAGCAAATTCTTAACGAACCTGCCCGCATCCTTGTGCGCTTTGTATGCGTCTGTAACTTCACCAGAGATAGCGCGGTCTTGCTTTGTTGCTGACCAGACATTGACCTCTACATTGACTACCACCGACGCGCTTGCCAGCGAGATTAGGTGGTTATGTTTTTTCAGTTCCATAAGTCCTCCTTAAAAGGTAAAAGTAACGGCAATGACAAACCAAACAAACGCGAGCACAACCAACGCGGCAATGCCTTCCATCAAGTACTGATGCCACGCGACACGGTCTTCTTCGATCTTTTGCTGCTCTTCTTCTAGAAGAATATGCGAGTAGTCGTCCTGCTCCCAGTCAAGCGGTGGTTTCATTTTATGGTCTCCCTCTTGAATCAACCCACCCCATACCGACATAGTCGGATGGGTCTTCGTACTCCTCATCTTGGCTCACCTGCTTATCGTCCTTTGCGGCAGACTCATAGGCGGCATTCAACTCGTTCACTTCTTGCATGAACTTGGCTAGTTCATCCTCGGTCATGTTGTCTCGGTATTTCATATTCATCTCACCAACCCTCCTTTGTTGTTAAGACCTGCCAAGTCGTGCAAGTCTGTGATCAGCATGTAATTGCTCTTGTGCATCGGTGCTACGCACCAATGTGCTCGCTTTTGTTTTGCTACTTCTTCACCACACAATAAACAGGTGTGATACCCCAACTCCCACCTGCCTTTTGTCATGTATTCACCACACATAACGCATTGCTCATTCATCATTTTTCTCCATGAAAAGGTTCACTGTTGTATTGCGATTCACAGGGAGGTGAACTTTTCTCTATCTCCCGTCGGCATACGATGTCGATCACCTCAAACGCATACAACCCGTGGTAGTTGTGCTCGATGTCGTCGTCGTTTTCCCCCAACCGCAAGAAGATATAATTGGCAGTCGGGAACTCGTCCTTGTCAGACACCACCTCCAACAGTCGGATGTGCTGACTTACCCACTCGTAGTCCGGGTACCACTTAATGTGGTCGGCATACAATGTCAGCGTCTGCTTCTCGTCGTTCATGTAGAACTGCCCTTCGGAGTCGTTCTGCCCAACTCCTGCGGCAATGGTGTTGAACCGAGGGTCCGCCAATAACATCATTGCAAACTTGTGGTAGTCGGCAAATGACCGGTCGGGGTTCTCGGGGTCGTGGAAACAAATCTCGTAAGCAACTTCTGATCGGTAACCCATGGCTTCACTCCTCCGTGAATTGATATTTAAGGATGTCCGCGAAGAAGTACTTCAGTTCTTCATCTTCTATAACATCATCAAAATAACGGGGTGAGTAGTTGCGAACTTTTGGCTTATGCTCGCGCTTGTGTTTACGCTCAAGAATGACGCGGTCGGCTTTGGACTTGATCTGATTGTGTTTCATTTGATGCTCTCCTTTAAGTGTGTTGGTGCAGAATGCACCCAGAGGGACATGCTCCTACCATGCCCCTGAAGTTGGACTCTGCTACGCATAGGTCTACGCTTTTTGTCCCCTGCTTTTTTGGCAGTCACCTGTAGGTGAAAGGTTAAGGACCGAGTGAGGTCTGAATTGCCGGTCCAGATGTGCGCACCGCCAACCATCGGGCGATGACGCTCTCACTCTCACATGCCGGTACTGCTCGGGGATATGACTCCCCTACGCCTACGGCACGGCTGGTTGCTCCAACCAGCAAACCAAATTGTTAAAGAACGATTCACCAGAAGGTGAACTACTAAACAACGACACAACAACTTACTGCTACTACAATAATATTATAACACATAATGGGGAATAAGGAAGGCCGTTATCTGACTTTTTTTCGTAGAGCTGCAGGTTAGAAGAGGTTCCGAATTTTTGGGGCTGGAACAGGGTCATTGGAACACTGGAACGCAGATTTTCAGGGGGGTGTAGTTCGCTAAGTTGTTGATTTATATATATAAATATATTTATTATTATTAAGAAGAGAGAGAAAAAAGCTGCGTGTTCCAATGTTCCAGTGTTTTTGAAGCGTCGGGGGGTTTTGGGCTTTTTTTGCTTGATGAACTTTGCAGTCTGCAAAAGCTTCTCTTCTTCTCTGCCAACCCCTGTGTTCTCTAAAAACCCCGGAACATTGGAACTTTGGAACGCGGAGCAAAAAAGTTGTTTTAAATCAATACTTTGCTGTGTTCCAGTAAAACCCGGTTTTCGTTCCACGGACGCTGTTTAGTGGTTCACCTAGACCTGAACGGCTAATTACGCGGCTAGCCCTGCAAAAAAGACTTGCACTTAGCCAAAAAAAGTGATACGCTGCACGCAGCGTATCACCTGACGGACTCGGCACACGCGCGCACAACGGCGCTCCAGCACGCGCGCACAAACATATAACTGGTCTCAAATGGCGGGCGAAAAAAAACCCCGCTGACCGAAGTCAGCGGGGTGAAGTACTACTTCATTTTAAGCTTAAACGCTGCAATCGCGGCGTCCAGTTTGGTGAGGTCCACTGTCGTGTCACCTCGCGCTTTCGCGTTGACTGCCCTCTGCCTGATCACTGCTAGTTCTGCCTTGGCAGGGTTAGTGCCTCCGGTCATTAGCCAATCGGTGAAGTCCAGAGTCGCACCTCGTGTCTGCTGAATGTTGTTGTCGATGCGGTATAAGCGCTTTGCCTCATTCAGCAGTGCCTTGCGACAGTTCGAAGCATACTTGCTAAACGCGCTCCGAAGTCCGCCGATCAGTTCGTGCTTTGCAGGGTCAGTAGACTTCAGTCCCCCATACGCTTGCTGGGTGTAGGACATAGCCGCGAAAATCGACAGTTCGAACTTTTCTAAAACAGAGTCCTTTTTCTTGGTGATGTCGCATGAACGGACCCAGTTTTTATCCACAAGGGAATACTCAATCGCGGGATGGCGCTCATTGTATGCGAGCATATAACCCTGATTCAGTTCTTCCGTGACTTCATCACTGAACTTGAAATTGTCAGTTCCAAGTCCGGGAATCAGTCGCATCATGGCGCGAATATTGGAATCTGACACGCCTTTGATAATTCCCTGCTGACGGGCGCCGTCTTTGATTGAGTGAACTTCGGTGTTTAAAACAATGTCGTGAGACATGGTATTACCTTTCATAGAAAACCGGAATCCGTCCGGCGCGGTAGTAAAACTATCCCATAATACAGTCAAATTAGATAGGGTTTCAGGAGAGGGTGAAGCATAAAATAGCCATCTTACCCGCGCGCACGCGCCCGCCTAAGCCCGCCCGCACCCATACATAACTGGTATCAAAAGGGTTACACCCAAGGCCGAAGCCCTGGGTGTGATGGTGCTAGATGTTGATGATGAAGACCTTGGTGCAACGGGAAAAGCGGAAGGTGATGGCCGTGAAGCCGTCATGCTTGAGATCACGCAGTTGCGCCTTATTCACATAGCCGCCGTGGCTGATGTGGTTGACCATGAAGTCCTTGTTGGCGTCCCAATCTGCAAGCACTGCGGCCTTGGACTTGTAGTCGCGTCCGTATGCGGGGGTGAGGGTGATGGTGTTCATAATGCTCTCCAAGAAAAGGGGGCCGAAGCCCCGGGGTTTAAAGGTCCAGCCAAAGTGATTCATCAGGAACGCGTCTAGCTAACTCTAGCTCTCTAGGGAACAGATCTAACTGAACGAACCCGTAGAGTTTGTAGTGCAACATCTGACCAAGCGTGAGTGATGTATCCATGATGCTCTCCAAGAAAGGGGGCCGAAGCCCCCGAGGGTTTAGCGATTGCGTTCTACTACGCATTCGCCACGGGCCTGAATGATCTTGTTGGACCAGACGGGTTTGACCACACACAGGACATCGTGGCGTGGGTACTTGAACATCCAAGCGATGGCTTCGGACTTGGACCAAGATTTGTGCTCGTGGGTCTTGTTGCCCCACTGCACGAGGGTGCGATACATCATGATGCTCTCCTATAAGGTTGGGAAATATGGCAACACCGCGTTGCCATGACTAAATTATGTCTTAAAAGAAGGGGGAATATCAAGCCTTTCGACCCATGGTGACCCCACCTACCCCCCACCCCCCGGACGGCCCAGATGGGACCCGGCCCCACCCCCTACCCCGTAATCCACACAAATAATCCGCAAAATTTCAAAATATCAGAAACCCCCCCTTGCTCTTTTTGGTTCCATATGTAAAATGAGCCTCCATGTCTAGCTACATTCTTAATGTAGAGAGCAACATCCCATTACCCAGCTCTGCTACAGACGCTTTGCCACCTATGACTCAGAAAGAGGAGTTAGAGGTACGTGCACGCACTATCAAATTAATTGCCGACTTGCAGGGTAAGCCCATTGAGCCTGATGATCACGACAGATCAGAAGCCCGCGAGCTTGCTCAAAAAATGCTAGGCGACACAGCTTCCAACATTGAATTTAGTAACTACCGTAACGAGACGCTGGCTTATCTAGCCGGAATGGTCGCTCAATACGATCAGATGCTTGTGAAGGACTTAGCTGACTACAAACTATATGTAGTTAACAAGCTTGTAGAAAAAAGCGCATGCCCCGACGACAAGATTGCGCTTGCCGCAGTTAAGGCTCTTGGCGAAGTCGATGGGGTGGATGCCTTTAAGAAGCGGTCAGAAGTTACGCTCCAGGTTAAACCTATTGAGCAAGTCGAGAAAGATCTTCTTAGTAAGTTAGAGAAGCTTGAAAGATTGGCTGAACGGGCCAAACCTCACGAAGTAATTGATGTGGAAGCTACGGATGCTGACGTTAGAGAAGATAGCGAAGCTTAAAAAACTCATGCCAATGATGTCTGCTGATGAAAAACGAGAGTTTTTAGCAGATATAGAGGTGTGGGAAAGGGAAAATTTGCGCAAAGTTGGGCAAGATGACTTACTTGCCTTTGCAGATCACGTCTATCCAGGCTATAAAGTAGGCCCACACCACAGAAAACTAGCAAGAATTTTTGAAGATATTGCCAACGGCAAGAAAAAACGCGTTGTAGTGAACATTGCCCCTCGCCACGGCAAGTCTGAGCTGATTTCTTACCTCGCTCCAGCGTGGTTTTTAGGCAAATACCCCCACAAAAAGGTGATTATGGCCTCGCACACTGCCGATTTGGCAGTGAATTTTGGTCGTAGGGTGCGTAACCTTGTAAATATGGATACATATAGAGACATTTTCCCGCAAATTGAGCTTCAGCAAGACTCAAAATCAGCTTCTAGGTGGGGTACAAACTTTAATGGCGAATATTTTGCAATTGGTGTGGGTGGTGCGCTGGCTGGACGAGGTGCTGATCTATTTATTATTGATGACCCGCACTCTGAACAAGAGGCAAAACAAGGTCGTTCAGATGTATTTTTACCGGCTTGGGAATGGTTTCAATCTGGCCCTATTCAGCGGTTAATGCCAGGGGGGGCCATAGTCGTAGTAATGACTCGCTGGTCTAAATTAGATTTAACTGGTCAGATAATCAACCATATGTCTCAAAACGACGATGCAGATCAATGGGAAGTGGTTGAATTTCCAGCTATTCTACCGTCCGGGAACCCGCTCTGGCCGGACTTCTGGCCGATTGAGGAGCTAGAATCAAAACGTATTGGAATGGACCCTAGATATTGGCAAGCCCAATATATGCAAAACCCCACTGCTGAGGAGGGGGCATTAATAAAAAGAGATTGGTGGCAGATCTGGGAAAAAGACGACCCACCCCGTTGCGAATTTATTATTATGTCTCTCGATGCCGCGCAGGAAGCAAATAATAGAGCGGATTATAATGCTCTGACGACTTGGGGGGTATTTTTTAATGAAGAGACTAGCAACCACAACATTATATTGTTGAACTCTATAAAGAAAAGGTTGGAGTTTCCGGAGTTAAAGCAGCTGGTGTTTGAGGAGTACAAGGAGTGGGAGCCTGATTCGTTTATAGTGGAGAAAAAGTCTAACGGTGCCGCGTTGTATCAAGAACTTAGGAGGATGGGAGTGCCGGTACAGGAGTTCACCCCCAGTAAAGGACAGGACAAAATATCTCGTGTGAACGCAGTGTCAGATTTGTTCGCTAGTGGTATTGTGTGGGCGCCGGACACTCGCTGGGCGAAGGACGTGATTGAGGAGTGTAATGACTTTCCGAGTGGGTCAAACGACGACTTGGTGGACTCCACAACACAAGCGCTATTAAGATTCCGTAGAGGGGGCTTTATCCGCCTGCCGAGTGATGAGCCCGAGGAACAAAAATACTACCGTCGTAGGCAGTACGCCTACTATTAAGGACTAAAAATGGCTATTGAGAAAGCTCTGTATCAGGCTCCCGAGGGCATTACCGAAGACATGATGGAGCCCATGATTGAGATTGAGATTGAGGACCCTGAGTCAGTGACCATCGGTATGGGTGGGTTGGAGATTGAGATTAGTCCTGATGAAGAGAATGATAAGTTTAATGAGAACTTAGCTGAGAAGATTGACGAGGATGAGCTGGTTGGTCTGGCGACTGACTTGATCGGTGACTATGACGACGACATCTCTTCTCGAAAAGACTGGGTACAGACTTACGTTGATGGCCTAGAGCTGCTTGGTCTGAAGATTGAAGAGCGGACTGAGCCGTGGCCGGGGGCTTGTGGTGTGTATCACCCGCTGCTGACTGAAGCTCTTGTTAAGTTCCAGTCCGAGACAATTATTGAGACATTCCCCGCGCAAGGCCCGGTCAGGGTCAAAATTTTGGGCGAAGAGACTATTGAGAAGATCGACGCGGCCCAGCGGGTAAAAGATGACATGAACTTCCAGCTGACGGAGGTCATGACTGAATACAGACCTGAACACGAGAGAATGCTCTGGGGCCTAGGGCTTTCGGGTAATGCGTTTAAGAAGGTGTATTTTGATCCGTCTCTGGGTCGGCAGGTCTCTTTGTTTGTACCAGCAGAAGACATCGTTGTGCCCTATGGCGCGTCAGATCTTGAGTCCTCGCCACGAGTAACTCATGTAATGCGTAAAACTCCGAATGAGATGCGCAAATTGCAGGTAGCCGGGTTTTATCGGGACGTTGATCTGGGGGATCCGGTAGATACATTTGATGAAGTCGAGAAAAAGATTGCCGAGAAAATGGGGTTCAAAGCCTCTGTTGATGATCGGTTCAAGCTTTTAGAGATGCATGTAGACCTAGATCTACCGGGTTACGAAGATAAAGAAAAAGGTAAGCCTACGGGAATTGCGTTACCGTATGTTGTAACGATAGAAAAACACACTCAGACGATTTTGGCAATACGTCGGAATTGGCACCCAGATGATCCTCTTAAACAGAAGCGACAACATTTTGTTCACTACGGATACGTTCCTGGATTTGGCTTCTATTGTTTTGGCCTTATCCATCTCATTGGCGCTTTTGCTAAGTCCGGGACTTCTATTCTGCGGCAGCTTGTCGATGCAGGCGTGCTCTCAAACCTCCCCGGAGGATTTAAGACTAAAGGGCTTCGCGTTAAGGGCGACGACACTCCAATTGCCCCGGCGGAGTTCCGAGATGTAGACGTTACCTCTGGGACGATCAAAGACAACATCATGACGCTTCCTTATAAGGAGCCGTCTCAGGTCTTGTACACACTTCTCGGCACAATCGTAGAAGAAGGCCGTCGCTTCGCTTCTGCAGCGGACATGAAGATCTCCGACATGTCTGGCCAGACCCCGGTGGGAACAACCCTGGCGATTCTTGAGCGAACCCTAAAGGTGATGTCGGCAGTTCAGGCTAGGGTCCACCACGCGATGAAACAAGAGTTCCGACTCTTAAAGAACATCATCCGTGACTACACCCCCGAAGAGTACGAGTATGAGCCAGAAAATGCCGAGCCTAGGGCAAAACAGTCTGACTATGATTATGTTGAGGTAATCCCAGTCTCGGACCCCAACGCCGCGACAATGGCTCAGAAGGTTGTCCAGTATCAGGCGGTTCTTCAATTAGCGGCGACTGCCCCCCAACTTTATGACTTACCTCTTCTCCATCGGCAGATGTTGGAGGTCCTTGGAATTAAGGATGCAGCCAAGCTTGTCCCGATTGAGGACGATATGAAGCCCAAAGATCCCGTGTCTGAGAATATGGATGCTATTAAGCTTAAACCCTTAAAAGCTTTTATCTATCAAGACCACGCAGCGCACATTACGACACACATGTCGTTTATGCAAGATCCGATTACGGCTCAGATGATTGGTCAGAATCCCCTAGCACAACAGATGATGTCGGCTCTTATGGCTCACATTGCGGAGCATTACGCCTTCCAGTACCGCAAAAACCTGGAAGAGAAGCTTGGCGTTCCCTATCCTGCACCTAACGAGGAGATGCCGGAAGAGCTTGAGGTTGAGATCTCTCGTCTGGCCGCAGCCGCTTCACAGAAACTTCTCCAGAGTAATCAAGCGATGGTGGCTCAGGCTCAGGCACAACAGGCTGCACAAGATCCAATTGTCCAGATGCAGCAACAAGAGCTTCAGCTTAAAGCCGCAGAAATCCAGCGTAAGGCTCAGAAAGATCAGATTGATGCACAGTTAAAGGCTCAACAGATTCAGACCGAGCAGATGCGGATTCAGACACAGGCTGAGATTGACGGGGCAAGACTTGGGGCGCAGATCGCCCGTGAGCAGACCGAGCAGCAGTTTAAAGAAGGCGTGGAGGCAGTCAAGCAAGAAGTTGAAGGCTTCCGTATGGGCGT